ACTTTCGACCTCTATGACCCTAAACTTTTGATCTGCTGTGTTGGAGTCATCATCACTGAGGACGAGGTTGTCTGCTACTTGGACATTAGTCCTCCATACACGAATGGTATTACCAGACGCATACCCGTAGAAATATTCTTCGTAAACACCCTCCCTAGCCTTCCTCATCTCTTCTTGGAAGAAAGACCCTAGCGAGACTCCAACAAGCCCATACTGTGCGTTTTGGTTGTAATATGGTAGTGTTGCGTCAATCTTGTTGCCCTCGATTATCAGAGCATCTGTTTGAGCAGGGTCGATTCCGAGAATAGGGCTAAACACATCTCCTTTCCCTTTAGAGAGAATAGGTATGTCCTCATCAATGACTGAGGAAACCTCACCTGTTTTAATATGTGCGGGTTTGGTTACCCTTAAAACCTTGCGTAAGTTCGTTTGTAATCTTATGATGTTTTCTGGTATCCCAAGATAAACCTCATGGGAGTGAGAGTTTCCGTCAGCATCTATGTGTGGCTGAATAACTCCGTCAATAATGTCGTGTGTATGAAGTTCATCTCCCCATTTATATTCAATCGGCTTGTTGGTAGAACCTAGTCCAGATTCATCAGTGAAGGCAAAGTGTCTGTGTTTGGAAAACACCCCATCTGTGTTGTATTCTGTTGTAGCGAGGATAGAGGACTTGATGTTAGCGATATATCCCTCGATGTTGCTAAGTACAACGGCATTTCCTTCAGCGATGTCATTCAACACTTCATCGACAGATTTTTTAGTCGCCCCTTTTAATAGAGCTTCATAGGTTTGTAGGAGAAAAGAGATAGTCTCTTCATGTGTATCCCCGACAGGTACAGAGTCCTCATCGGGGAACACAAGGTACATGAGGCGAGTAGCAATAAACTCAGCTCTTAGTTGGGAGTATTCAACATCTTCTAGGTTATCTAAGGTGTCTACTAATAATCCTGCAAGGAGTCGGCCTACACCCTCGTAGATAACCCTATGGTTCGGGCCATAGCTACGAGTGAGGTAGTTTGAGGCAGTCCCGAAGGACATGGAGTCTACGATTTTGTTGGTAATTATGTCCTCTAGGAGTCGTCTAGGGTAGGACTTTGAGTTTAAGTTTTCTCTATTTGTGCGTGGGTCGAAATCATATACCATTATCTTCTCTCCTCTTCATAAGTGAAGCTGAGATCTCCCACTTGAAAGTAGCTAAAGTTATTTAATCTGATCTCACCTACTACTCCAGTCCCATTACCACAAGTGTAGTTGACCTCAATCTCATACCCTAAAGGAGTTTCCCCCAAAGGTAATGAGATCATAAGTTTTCGAGTGGAGTTTGGTATCTCTGTGAGAACTCCGTTAGAGTTAACAGAGGCTTTCTCTAAACCTACGATGCTCCCTTTCTCACCGATCCAGTTTGAGGCTGTTTCTCTTTGTCCGACCTTGAGCGTTTCGATTTCTTTTCGATTTAAAAACACCCTAGCATTTGACCCCCCACTTTGTTGAGGTACATGATCTAGTTGAACATCCATGAGCCATACTTTATGACTAGAGCTTGTAAACTCTGTGACTTCCACAGGCACTGTTGGGTTCACTTTTTCACGAAGGATCTGATCTCCTTCAGTCAGTGAAAGCTCTGTCAAAGGAACAGAGACATAAGAAACACCTCGTACAGAGTCAATCTCCCGAATGAAATCGGATGGGTAAAGACTCCCACCAAGAGTTGTTTCCGTTATGCGATTGAATAAAGAGGCTTTGATTATTGAGTCAACACTAGTAGCTGATGTCCCTTGTTCTAAGTAGACAAGACCTTTTACATTAACTCGAACAGGAGAAACTTCTTTTATAAGAACATCTGCACCCATGTGTTTTTGTTCATCAACTTCTAGTTGTAGGTTAGATACAACTAGGTTTGTCTGATAGGTTACTGTAATGTTTTCTAGGTATTCATAATCGACAAGGACTGTTTGACTCGATGTGATTGTACTTGAAGTAGTCCTCTTAATCGTTGTCAGATCACCATTAACTTCGATAACATAATCTGGCGTTGCAGAGGTCAATGGGCTTGCAAAAGTATTACCATTTGAGTCTTTGACTACAATGGTAGTGATGTCTACCCCACGATTTGATAGCGTTTCAGTGTAGAGTTCATTAAGGGTTTGTTGCTCGGCTGTGATTGAGATGATCTTCTCTAATCCATCGTTATCAAGGATGATATAGTCTTGAGATTTTGAGGACTGTCCTTGCACAAGAGGATCTTCGGTTTTATAGAAGGTGAAAGTCAGATCAGTACCATCTGCTTTACGGACAGAAATGACTTGTCGAACAGGTTGTCGATCAAGCACGACTTTATTAGTAACATCAGTTCTATAGTCTCCCAAGATAATGTCGGTCATGCGATATGTGGGTTGGGATATGTCTGTATTGAGTCGAAGGATCTTACCTTCAGAAATAGTTGCTCCTGTAAGGTCGAAGAACTCACCATTGGTTTGGTTTTTAAGTCCAAAGGTATTAGTTCGATCAATCATTTGAAAGAGAGGGTTCTCTGAGGTGGCATCTGAGGCTTGAAACCTATATGCACCCTCCGATTGTATAGGGATGAACCTTGAGTCTTTTCTTGACCTATAGGACGGAGCATATACATCAGTTACTCGGCTCAACAGTTCACCTCTAATCCAAATGTCTACCTTCCCCCCTTGATCGTTATCTCGAAGCATATATGGGTTGTCAGCATCTATAACCTCATAGCCTAAAACACCTGCTGACTCTCTAGCCACTCGCTCATAACCAGCTCTTGTGCCTACATCTACAGAAGATATGTAAGTCATTGCTCGTGTCATCATTTCTTGGTTTGTCTCTCTAGTAGAACCTCCAAATGTAGATGAGTTATTGATTACACTTAACCCTAAAGGAGCACCAGTTGTGATTTGACCCGATGTAACATTCCCACTAAGACCTGCTGTGTCAGCTTGGATTGGTAAGGTGATCTCATATCCGCGTGTGATTGGGTTGTAAAAGCTAGGTGCTTCAGAAACTGTGATTGTCCCCCCTTGAAGAGTTCTAAATCTCACACCACCACTAGAGAGGATCTGTCCTATAGGTACGATCAGATCAAAAGTAGGCAGACTTCTTGAGAAGAAAGTTGCTTCACCTCTAGCCACCTGACCTGATAACCTAACAATGCCTAGATTAGACGCTAGGCGATCAAAACAGATGTCGATAAGGTTTTGTACCTGTGTGTCGGTATCAAGGAAGTAAGCCTCTTTTAAGAGCTGTTTATAACTTGAGTTAGATACGAAGATGGACTCACCCAATCCTGTTGGGTCATCAATGTCGTTAAGAGACACAAAGTTGGTAGCTTTGTAGCAGAAATCTAAGAGGACTCTCATGCGAGAGATCTCTGACACTACTGGGTCTATAAACAAGTCTCTTATCGCAGACCCAGCATGGACACTCGCTGTGGAGTCTGCATCATAAATAGCTGAGATCATACTCTCTGTAATCTGTGCATCAGTCACATTGGGTAGGATTGTATTGACAATCTGTAAGTCAATCGGTGCGGATCCAACTTCAACACTAAAAGTGGACTCAACCGATTGGTTATCCACGACCTTGACTGCTGTAATGACATAGTAAAGAGGTGTGTTTGCATTGAGAGAAGAAAAATCGCCTATATCTATTGTATTCGCTTGGTCTGGTATACTACGATTATGTTTGAAAGACACCTTTGTTTCTAACTCGATTGCAGACACATTTGTTGACACTCTTAATCGACTGATGCTCTCAGCAATTTCTTGTGTGCCTATATCACTTGATGTGGTGTTCTGTAAGGCTTTTATCGTAAGGACATTTGGGTCTTCTTCGATTGTTTTAAGATCACTAGAGAAATCTACTACAGAGGTAACCTTCTCAGACTTAAACCCATAAGAAATCGGGTCAATAGGTATCTTGTTGATCTGTCGATAACCATCACCCCCTCCACTTACAGTAGAAGCGTACACATTATAAGAGATAATCTCAGAGTCTGAATGTAACCAACTAAGAACTACATTATCATCCGCTCTCTCGGATTTTATATTGAGAGGGGGCTGAGGTTTAGCAGTATTTGAGTCAAGACTAGAGATGACGATGAGTGTTAAAGAGGTAGTGTTTGACCCATCTGTTGCTGTGATAAAGAAGCTGTTAGCCCCTTGATTTAAGTCTATCCCCTCTTGTGTCGTGTCTGGATTCGGGAATACCCAAGTCCCATTACTAATTGTGATGTCTGCTTCTTGTCCTACGGAGGTGAATACTTCATCTAAGAATGACACTGTGATTTGATCGTACCCCTCAACAAGACCATGAATGAATACTTCTTCTTTATCTGTAGAATAACTTGTTGAAACAGTGGAACTAACTCCATCTGGCTTTACAATTTTTAAGCTATAGCTCATGTCAAACTCCCATCTAATGAAATGCTACCAGGTACTTCAAAGACTATATTTACGCTCACTTGACGATTTGCTCCACTACGAACAACCACATTACACAATAATGCAGTCGCATTGTTATTGAGTGTAGAAACTTCCACAGACTGAACGCTCATTAATCTTTCTTCTTGGCTAAGGTATTGTACCCTCTTGAGATCTTGTTGGATTTTCTGCAACTTATCTAGTGCCTGTTGTACACTCATCCTTAAAGCGACCCCAACCGAAGCATTATTCTTTTTACCTATGAGTCGGTTAGCGTTTGATCCATACCAAGCGTGGTAAGGGTTCGACCCGATCTCAGTCAAAAGAGTCTTGGCTATGTTCTGATAGAGTAGATCAGTGTCTTGTATCTTTTGAATGTCTCCATCAGTACCGAATCTAAAGTCGTTTTCAACCCCTGTGCCACCACATCTTCTACAGTATCGCTTTTCGGTAGTGTAAGATATTTCTAGTAAACCTTCAGGTTCTAATCTGCTCTTGAACTGTATATCATGTCCGTTGAGTCGTGAAACTAACCCCCAAGCAGGAGTAGACTTTTTCGTTTTAATAACTTGCTTTTGCTTCTTGAAACCAAGTGCTTTTAATAGGCTTCCTGTGAGGGTAAACCCAATACCTAATTTTCGATCAGAAAACCTCAACGCTTTTGATGTAGTCTCTTCAACAATGATCGCTCCGATTTGGCTTTGTATTTCGGAGATCAAGGTCTTTGATTTGTATATCTTCGAGGGTAAGGTGATTGTGTTTGAGTACCCCTCTGTAGTGGTTATTGTAAGCACATTGGAGGTACTTCTCACCCTAAAAGGAGACACATTAGGAGTGGTGATAGTCGCTTCTCGGTAATTACCTTGAGGTTCAAGGACGACACCATCTCGTCTAATCACTACAAGACCCTCACCATTGATTGGTGATGCGGGTATAATGTAGATACTGTTTTGTAGTCCTACCCTCTCATATCGAAGATAATGAGGACAGGCATAAGAAATCTGTAGGTCTTCGCTCATGTTATCACCAGTAGTCTAGTGGGGTTTGATACTAAACTACCGATGATAAATAAACTACAGATTAACCGAGATTAACAAATGCCTCATATAGCTCTGTACCCTCTTCGATACCGAACTCTTTGAATACCTTTTTTACTTGTTGGTTAAGTTTAGCTTTTTCAGTAATCCTCAAATCAACTCGCCTTTGAGTGGCCTGTGTTACTTCAGCTTGCCAAGACCTTAACATAAGATCATAACCCTCGCTCTTAACTTCATTAACAGCGTTGGTGGGGATCGGTCTCATTAGACCTAGAACACGATTATCACAATCTGGATTACCTAGACCCTCTGGTAAGTTATCCCCCTCAGTAAGACCAATGTCGAGATAGAAGCGATACCGAACAAGATCACTAGCGACAACGCTATAGAAACCTTTCATTGTCCCAATCCCACTTGTCCGAGCTTCTTTCCATGCTTGATTTCCAGATTTCTTTCTTTCTTTACAGGTCACCACTATCTTTTCTAACCAATCTGATACTGAATAAGTCAACCCTTTTGGCCTATATGGTTCAACGAGTTCATCAAGCTTACCCACAAGAGCGTCTATCTCTCCATCAGTCGCCACTCTAACAAATTCAGCAAGTTGAGCATAAAAGTCTTGGGTGAGGTCAAAGAATCTTACCTTCTCAATATTTAGTGTAAAAGGAGATCCATTTTTTCTCCCTGTGATAGACTTTCCGTTTAAAACGATAGCTAACTCAATGAACCAACCAAGAGGCCCCCTAGACTGACCGAACATTTTTTTAATAGCACCACTATTCATACACTGATCAACAAACTCTTTGATTGCTATCACTTTTTGCTTGTCCTCAAAGACAGATGAATTGAGAACATTCTTCAACCCTAGAGGTAGAAGAGGCTCTTGGTGTTCTTCGATGGCTTCTTGGATTGCTTTCAAAGCTTTAGGGTTCGACTCCCTCAGAGCTTTAGCCCATTCTGCGTCATCAAGATACAGATTAGCGTCAAGCATCCAATGGAAACCATCTTCGGTGAACAGCTTTAAGAGCTTCTTTAACTCTTTCACTTCTAGTTCTTTTTTAGCTAGGTCACCGATGGCTTCTCCAAGCTCACCTTCTGGTAAGTTAATAGCTTGAACAGCTATTTCTGCCATTTGTTCAGCTTTCTCATTGATCATCTTAACAGCTTCTTCGGATTCTATCTCTATTTCTATGTTATCAACCAACCAACCGTCAGCTATCAAGTTACCCTCAAGATCCTCAAAAGCATCTTCATCGAGTTCACCCGAAGCATAACTTTGGAGAAGATCCACAAGTTCCTTAGTGATGGGGTTTCCTGTCAACTCAAGTACCTCTACCGCTTTTTCCATTGCTTCTGTACCCTCAAACTTACCATCCATGAAGTCGAGTTTTAAGGTTCTTATAAAGGCATCGTCCTTGAGAATATGACCTGACCTTACAAGTATCTCAAGTACGAGTGCCCTCTGATAAGGTTTATCTTCGTAAGTCCCATCAGTCAATAGACCTGTTAGAGTCTCTAATTCTTCCTCCGTTAGTTTATGCTTTTTTATGTACTTCTCAGTATCACCCACTCCATCCATATTCTCAATGAACCCTTGAGCTGAAAACTGATCGAGTTTGCTGTATTCTTCACCAGACGAAGATTGCCCCTCGATAGATTCTTGTCTGATTTTTTCCCCATCTACCTTAGCCAGTCCTAGTCGTCTTCTTTCATCAAGGCTTAGGTAGCGTCCTTTAGAAGTCATAGCACTGAATACACCCTTACGGATAGCTTTCATAACTCTCTCAGCGAGAGATCCTCCCCCCTCGACATTTCCCTCGATCCTTTTCCAAGGGGATACCTCTGTATCTCTTATTGCACTATCTCTTGTACCAGTCACAGCCCACAGCGTAGCTCTCTGCCAAAGATCTTCAAGAATGTCGCTGTTTAGTCTCTCAAATTCTTTATTATTATAAGCAAATTTAGTATAGGCTTTGTTGATACCGCTGATAAGGAGTGGTTTAAGTTCCTCATATAGATTGTTCAAAAAGTTTGCGTACATTGCAACACTCGCTTGTCGCCTTCTTTTCATTCGACCACCAAGTTGGTTGAGGATCTTTGCACCATAGATGTCTCCAGTATCAGACCCAACAGGGGGGATAGTCATACCTTGCAGTTCTGTCTCACTAGTCATTTCAGAGAGAGCGGCACTTGCCCAATAGAAGAAGATCTTCTTAAGATCATCATCTCTTTTAGACAGCAACCTCAGATCGGCTTGCTTTTTCATGCCCGCTGATTTGAGGAACATTTCAAGCTCTCTTACAAGTTCTTGAGCAACTTTGGTCTTGGTATGAAGGCCAGATTTCTTGATCTGATTTAGCATCTCGTTTGCTTGTTTTATGTTCATATCTCTCACACTTTCAGATGTGGGCTAAGGTTTACAAGATATACCATATATAAACGATCTACAAATTCATATTTGGGGGCAAAATCGTTGCTAGGTCGGTTGGTGTGTGGTAAGGTATCTGCTGACTTGGATAGATGTCCAATAAGTCAAACTTTAACCCGACCTGTCGGAGACACAAATGAATAGAATAACTAAGGGTTTAGCTTACCCTATAAGGAGTGGTGCAGATGCCCACTTCGATATGATCTACGATACATCAGCAGATGATCACTTCGATATGATCTACGATACATCAGCAGATGATCACTTCGATATGATCTACGACACTTCAGCAGATGATCACTTTGACATGATCTTATCAGACTCACAGCCAAAAAAACCTGTTAGGGTGCGAAATGAGACTGAAAATTGGCTTTATAATGCTAAGTGTGAGAACTACGAACGAGTGTTGGGGATGGTTCAGAGAAGAACCCCTTACAACAAGCGTTTCACTCTACCCGAAGATCAGATCGTAAGCTACTTCCATAGCTTCCTATCTGAACACTTTATCAAGAAAAATCAGCTCAAAACTGAGATTGATAAAGGCAAGAGAATCAAGCCCTCTGTGGTCTATGAGTGGTTCTTGCAGTATGTAGTGCGTGAAAAGTACAAAGAGGGTGCAGATGCTCTACAACGGAGTCGTGGTGCGAGGACTCAATCAGAGGTTACGAAAGTCAAAGCATACGCTTCTAAAGAGTCGAACACAGATTATGTTCCTGTCCATCATATACAGAATCTTGAGTCGCAAGGTTGGCAGATCGCTCAAGTGGTTTCCAAGACTGACGCAGATACTGGTGTGTCAGTCGGAGAGCCAGACTACTTTGTGCATGAGGACGAAAATCATTCTCTTGAAGAAAAGTCCACTAATGCGTACATGAGATCTCTTTTACTTGATCGTTTCGGTGAAGCGAAGGTAGATATGTACTACTCGCTTTGGCTTGAGCTTAGATATGCAGAGTATGAGAGTAAGAAGAAGTGGGCTTCGGCTCGTTCGGTGTCTTACAAAGTCTTGACCTCTCAAATCACTCAAATTAGAGAAGTATTTATCGAGAACCAAGCAGACTTTGGTCATTGACTGTAGCTTCGATCAATGACGCTTTGGATGACCTCTCTGCTGGAACTGTCCTTTGGATTAAAAGGTCTACCTCATTAATCATTTCAAATCGCTTGGACTGCGGGGAGCATAGGGTCACTTGGCTCTATTTGGTCTTCATTTTCATAGATTACTGACTTGATCTTATCATAAGCCCATGTGGTGAGTTTAATAGCACCATTTCCAACCATCTTAAGGATCTTCCATATGACCTGTACAGGGAACTCTATTAGTACCCTAGCAGGTAGTCTTGTGATCTGATAACTCATCCAAGACAAACCTATTATGGCGTAATATACAATAAGTGCAATCCCTATGACTTTCAGCACTGCGATGATTCCGAATGTCGCTGTGCTTTTAACTATTGACGCTTTAATCGCCCCTATAGCTAGGCCACCTGCCTTCATAATCCCTAGCCATGCATTCTTCAGAATGAAGTATATTGCAGTCCACACTTTACCTGTGGGTAAAGTTGGAGCATACCCTGAAGGGATTATAGACCAAAGCCATGAAATCCCTTCACCTGTATAGTGAGATACTTGGCTAACCACACCACCACCTATATTTAGTACATTTTCCACTACAACAGATTGTGCGTGGAAAGGGGGGAGTGGGGGGACAGGAGCAACGGCAAATGGATTCCAAAAAGCATTTTTGTTCATGGAAGCATTTTTGAGTTTCACATTTTTATTGTCTCTCACATACCAGAGCAGGACGAGAGCCATAGTCTCTTTTTCAACTCCTACCTCTTTAGCCATCCCCTCAATGTCTTGCTTCTGATAAGCATTAGCGAACCTACCTAACATATCACCTGCTTCACCTGGCGAGTTAGTTTTAGCCCCAGCTTCTGCAATCATTTTTTGTATTGGGTCATTGGGATCATATTTAGATTGCCCAATCGCTTTGATGAAGGAATCCATTGAGTTTAGTCCAAACTGCTTCTGCAAGAACTTTAATCCAGACTTACCTTCGCTAGAAATCTTCTTTCGTTCTTTTGACGCTTCATTTTGCATGAAGGCTGAAGCTACATCTTCTTTGACATTATCAAAGAACATCGCTCTCTTTTGCATACGAGCTGTATGGATACGGGCGACTCTATTTACACTTGCATATCTGTTCATCGTTATCTCAACTTTCGATCTACCATCAAAACAACATCACCAGAGCTGGTCGGAGCATTTGATTTTGTTAAGGATTTCCAAACCCTTAGTGCTGAAGGGGTTGTAGACCTCGTATTGCAGTAGTTAGGGATAAAGAACATTGGTGTCCTAGACTCTTCCCTAGCTAAGTTGGCGAGTTCTTTATACATTTGAAGACCTAACTTTTTTGAGCGATACTCCTCATCGACACTGCTCTCTAAGACTTCAAATACAGGGATCTCATCGTGCCATTCAGCATCTATCGCCCATAGTTCATAAAGGGCTAAAATATCTTCAGAACAGGCATATTCATATAGTTCTTCTAAAGTATGGGTTCCAAACTTACCCTCTATAAAACCTACAACATCCCTATATAATTTCACTTTATTATTTACAATCTCTATCGAATGAGTTGAATTTGTATTAGTGAAGTCATCCGTTTCTACGAACTTAATATCAAGACGAGCGATATGTCTACTCGCAACTCTTTGAGCCATTTTACTTGAGGATGGTTTCCTTAACACTGCAATGCAAGTTGAGTAGCTTTTTCCCGAACTCGGAAACTTACGACTTAGAGATTCCCAAACTCTTATAGAGTCCTCTGAGTTGTTCCCCTCCATATCTAAGTTGCAACCGTTAGGGATTAGGATAAATGGTTTGCCCTTACTATTTTCAGCCCAACACCGAAGCATGAACTCTATATACATATCAACACCGAAGCCTTGTCCTCTAAAAGACTTAACTATATCGGATTGGTAAATTTCAGATATTCTAGGTTTACCGTTTTCATCTAGGACTTGAGGGTATCTTTCAATAAGGTCGTATATTTCTTCATAGCATTCAGAGCCATCGACCTCTGAGTATTCCATGTTCACACTATACCCATTAACTTCACCTAAGACTACACTATCCTTACATAGAAGAACTTGTATATTAGATGGAGGATAGCTTTTACTACCTTTCTCTATAGTGATACTCATCTCTTACCACCGTCATAGGCTTTAGCATGACCCATGCGGATCATTTCATCGTTAAGTGATTCACCTAGATCATCTGCATCTTCGGTGTAATCCCACATAACGCCAAGCCACCTACCGAACTTACCCTTTTTAAGGGTTTGTACGATAATGGTTTTACCTTCGATTCGGGACTTTAGGTAGTCCTTAGCTTCATAACCTCGCTTCTTTTCTTCGAGGTCTTTAGTGCGTATTTCGGGCGTGTCAATCCCAATCATTCTTACCTTGACCCTAGCAAAGTGTTTCATGCCTTGATCAATCATAAGGGTAACGGTGTCTCCATCATAGACGGAGAGGACTTCAGCTTTGTAGTGGTATAGGTATCTCATATTTATTCCTCACATTTAGTTTCATGTAATGTGAGATATAAATAAGTTATTAAGACTTGTGCTTTAAACCTGCTTTGTTGAGTTTCATTTCGATAGTCTTCAAGTCCTTTAGCCTTTGGATAAAATATCTTTTATCCCCTCCTCGCTCGTTGATCTAGTGTCTTCCCTAAATACTTCATATCATCAAAATTCCAGCCATTTTGGCCCAGTCTAGCATCTGGATAAACCTCTTGATAGACTTGAAATGCACCCTCAGCCCCGCCCCCCTTAATCTCTTTGATTAGAAATATTTCTCCATCATCACCATGCTCATCACGATCATCAACGATTATACCTCCTCTGCGATAGTCATAATACACCTCTTGATCTCCAAGAGGATTCTCAAAAGGTTTTGGGGCGTGTGTCTTTGCAATCCCTGCCCATTGCTTCTTAGTGAGAATTGTTTTTGATGTTTCATTTTCTATTTTCTCATTTGGTCTTGCTTGTCTTTCAAGACGATTTGATCCTCGACCCGATTGTCGTTCAAGACGAGCAATCCTAGACTCAAGGTTACGGATGATTTCTGATGCGGATCTTCTCATTTTATTTCTCCATTTCATTTTCAAAAGAGTGAATGATAAATAAACTATTACTTTTCTTTACCCCCCTCTTCGGAGGGAGTGGGTGTGAGTTCGACACCCACTGTGGATTTAATTTTTGACTTGATGATTTTGATGACATAAGCATTTAATGCCCCTGCCGAAGCTCCAAGCCATAGGTCAAGAATATCATTACTTAAAGAGTACCCTACAATCGCTCCTGTAATAACAGCAAAGAGGCGAATAACAGCCTCAGATTTTTCTGCACAGGTTTTGAAGATGAAAGGTTTTACAATTTCAGTGACTGCATAACTAACAATAGCCGCCACGACTATAAGATACACATGACCAATATGATCATATTTTTCTATTTTAGGAGCAGGCGGTCCCATCAGAGTCTCGGTCGTTTCAGTTTTTTTAGTCTCGTTACTCATAAGCCTCCTATGGTTTTCAAAGCATCCTTACAAGTGATTCTTTAATAATCTATATACAGTATCTGTCGCTTCGTCTAAACTATCAACTTTAATGTCTCTGCCATGAGGGTTAGACACAGTTAAGACCCGATAAGATAGATTCCCTTTTTTGTCCATTTCAAGACCAGTAATCTCAGACAAGAAACCATCTGGTGTAGTAGTCCTAATCACTTTCTTCCTGTCTTGCCCCATAATGGACATGACTTTGTATTCACCTTTTGGGAAAGCCCATTGTAATCTTTTAACTGCTCTTCTTATTTCCTGATTGCTAACAGGAGTACTAAGTATTCCAAATAATCTTGCTTCCATATATTTTGAAGCAACTCGTTGTACTGATTTATTCATCTTCTTTTTCCTTATCTTGTGGGTCTGGTGTTGATTCAACACCTAGTGATTTCTTGACTTTAGCTTTAAACATTTTTATCACGAAAGCATTGATAGCTCCCGCACTTGCTCCCATATAGACATCAATCATCTTAAGTGGGTTTGATAAATGGTAGGCAATACCCGCACCCGTGAGTATCGCAAATAGTCTAATCACAGCATCCGACTTTTCGGTGCAGGTTTTCCAAATGAAAGGTTTAATGATTTGAGTTAAGGCTAAACTCAAAATAGCGACAACCACTACAAGATAAGCATGACCTATAAAGACATCTTTCATCTCCGCACCTGTTGGGTTTACATCCACAAGTTGTGCTGTCACCTTGCATCCTAATTCACCCTCGAAAAATTCACATTCTCGATCAACGCCATCGTTGTCCGAGCAGATTATCTTATCACTGCCAACAAAGTGACAGTGTTCAGGTAATGGTGTAGTGCCTGATATGTTTCCATCACTCATGGGTTGCCCCTAATCTCAAAGCTACTTGTTGGTTCGGCTTCATTTTATACTCCTTTAATAAGTACAGTAGAGGTACTAATAAACAAATTACAAAAGGAGAACCACTATGGGTGCTGGAATAATGCTATTATGCGGTAATAAGACCCTCATAATGAAAAGAACACATTATAAATATGATAAATGGTCGAGTTATTGGGACTTCCCAGGAGGACAGGGCGAACCAAATGAAACGACTTATCAGACAGCTCTTAGGGAGACTGAAGAAGAGACTGGTATAACTCCCGACCAATACAAGGTAGTCGATCATGTTGAGGACAGGATTTACACCATGTATGTCGGAGTATGTAAAACAGAGATAGAACCTGTTTTAGACCATGAGCATACTGAATGGGAATGGATCTTGATTTCTAAGATCCCAAGTATGTTTAGTGAGATGCACCCCAAAGATTGGAGAGGGTTTAAAAAGTTTTACCGACTTTAACTCACCAAACTTGAAAGTGGACTCCCAACGACCATGTGTTAGAACCATCTGCACCTAATACCCAACCAAGACCAGGAGCGATGTTGAGGTTCTTACCCGCTATATATGGATGCCATGTTCCCATCAGTCCTAGATACTGATTAGATTCTGTAAGGGCAAAGTTCCCACCTAACCGATACTCCCCTTTACGGAGATTCAAAAAGCTACCTCCAATAGACAGACCAAAATCTCCAGCTTGATATGTTGAGCCTACAAGTAAACTTGGTTCAAACAAACTTAACCCTAAACGCCCAATAGGTGCATCAACCTTTGGGACATAAATCAGTCTAGGATCTAAGTTTTTATCTCCTTTCATGAGTTTACTCTCAAGACCCTCTATCTCCACAAACTCTCCTTGTTCATCAAAGTACCCACCATAAATGTGCATACCTTGATTTTGAACTGCACCCGAACCGAGTTTGGATTGGTCCTCACCATAAGTGATCGCCACCACCTTAAATGCTAAGTTGAGATCGAGACTCCCTTTTCCTTCCCATATATTTCTACTTGAGAAAGTATATATGGGTCTACCTTTTAGAGAGAAAGGTGAGTGCCAGCTAAACTCAAATGTTTCACATCTCTCTGGGTGGTCTGCACATCGGGTTTGATCTTGTCCACTCACACCTTTCCAGCTTTTAGGTGGTGGAGGGGTTTTTCTTTGGCGATCTACTTTTTTACCTATGCGAGAGATCCCTTGATCGAGTCTTGCTTCCATTCTAACAAAGCGTTTGCTGATTGAGTCTACTTTTGCTCCCGTTTCAGAAGTATACTTCCCTATAGCGTCTTGGGTCTTTTGGTCAAGTCCACTAATGATTTCTTTTGCTCTTTGTTCAAGCGTGGCACGATCAACCATCTGAGATTTCACAGTACCTAAAGTCTCATTCATATTGGTTATCTTTGTAGCGTTCTCACTAAGAACACCTGCAATCTGATCTTGTATTGTAGCGTCCATTCGTTGCATTTTATAGACAGTCCAAGCATTACCCCCCACCGATACAAGAAAGAGGCTTGCAAGTCCATACAGGGCGTATTTAAAGTATAGTTCAGACATAGTTAATCTCCTTTGTTTAGATGGAGATACTATACCATACTACATGAAGCAAACGAATGAGACTTCTAACTCTTATTTGTTCTGCCTTGCCCATGCACAAAGATTAAAATATACTTTAGGTTTGTGTGTTTAAACACACGAAGCAAAGACAAGCCACTATTATGGTTCTCATTATCACTCAACCTTAGTGCCTTTAAGTCTTTGATTGTGTCCATTTTGTTCTCCTTTCAAGAGATGTGGAGTGTTAGTGAGCAAACACTCGTAGTGTGTAAGTCTTTCCTATAAAGTAGCACCCACCTAGTTTTATCTTTTGAGCTGTTAGGTGTAGTTTTCGAGCAATCTCATCTTGGATACGCTCAAACTTAACTTGATCGAAATGATCTGCGACAGTAAACTCAACATAACCACCGTCATGTACTTGGTATGGTGGTATGAGAGTTGATACATCTACTCTGTTGAAGTTATATTCTTCGAGTAGATCTCGGCAGTGTAGAGTAAACTCACCCAGTAGCTCGTTAAAACTACGATCTTGCATCGTATTAACTTTAAGGGTTCTTGAATTTAACATAGAGGTATCCTTTCAGAGTGGTTGCTGACAGGCTATTCTTTATCTTCTACGATTACGATCTCTCGTGTTGTCTTACCTGTGTTGTAGTCGATGTTCTCACGAACCCGAAAGACAGGCATAGGGGCGGGTGCTGGGGGTCGGCTGTGATAGGTGACTTCGTTGTTATAACGACCACCGACTTCGACCCATACTCGTTCTCCATTTTCCATTCGTTTATAAGGCATATCCATTCTCCTTTTTTAAAGTGTTTTGATAAGTTCCCACCAACCTGGACTACATTGTTCAGTACGCTGGAGGACTAAGGTTTGTGAACCTAGTGGCTCAAGAAAGTCTCGGTGTTCTTTGTCGTATCCATCGCCACCTTTGGAGCGTAAGAGAGCATCAGCAGAGCAGACAAGCATCTCGTTAAGACCAAAGTATTTAGCTCCGAATAAGCCACACTGATCCACATCTGTGTAGATCAACATACACCCTCCCTTTAACTCTGGAGCATTGAGAGGGGTAGACATTGAAGGACTTGGAAGATACACTCGTTAAAGTGTTCGACCTCGAACTCGGTGTCGTTTCGACTCGATGCTGAGGGCTGAATGATGACCACCACATCACCATCGTTGAGACTCACATTGCCACCGACACACTCGGACTTGGTAAGTCCTTGAGCGAGAGCCACAGTGGACTCGTGGCGTGGATTGATAGCGTTCTCGAAGGTGATGTTGCTTGCCATCTCTGCGAGAGAGATGATAGCCTTAGCTTGATCGACATCAAGGTCGATCTTGTGGACAAGAGCGTTCTCGGCTAGCATACGATTGCTGAAAGCCGAACTGAGGACTACACGAGTAGTTGGTGTTTTGAGGATTGATGCGATAGTCATATTAGGTTCTCCTTCCAAGAGAGTTTTGGTTGATGACATAAGGGTATACTTAAGGGGTTACGCCCCATCTTTTCATGGGCTGTCGATTTGACGGAACTCGTCAGAATCCATTCCGTACTCTCCAAGGACGGCATCACGCTCATCCCAATAAGAGAGATTTCGGACTTTGAGAAGCCACTCACAAGCGAGCTTGCGTGTCTTGAACTGCTTCCTCTGAGTCATCCTACGAGGATCTTCCTCAAGGCAGAGTGGGGTCGCTGAGTAGTGTGCGTCAAACTTTCGCACATTACCGACAGGCTCGTACCACCCTTCATCACACCCATCCTCAAAGGGAGTGTAAGCGAGGACGGTGTGCTCATCGGGCTGATGGCGGAGGGTGTTGACCTTCTTGGTTTTGATCTTCTTGGCTGTCATTTGGTTCTCCTTGAGGAGTGTGGGGTTCGTGATGATTCTGAACCTCTTACACTATTCTATAGATAAGGGGTTACGCTTTGTGTGTCTCTCATATAATAGGAGGGAGAGAGCGATACTTATAAGGAGGTGCAACCAATGTTTGCAGATATGCTTGAATCATTAAGACGACCAAATATCAAACCCAAGTTGTGGATGAAAGACACCGAACTGATCTTAGGTACGAAAGAGAACCTTGATGAGTGCATTGACGAGTGTATTAACAGCGTTGCCTATGGGCTTGACCTTGAGACAACAGGTCTTGATAATCGTGTGTTTAATGGTCGCACGAGAGATACGATTGTGGGTGTATGCCTCTCAGCACACAAAGATAAAGGCTATTATTTCCCTGTTGGTCATCAAGAAGGTGTTGAGCATAACATTCCTTGGCGTTTAATGTATCCTGCACTAGAGCGATTACTTGACCCAAGAGTAGAAGCACAACCTATCTTCCATAACGCAGGTTTTGATCAAGAGTTCTTGGAGTTTAACGAGTATAAAAAAGGACTCGGTGAAGCTCGATGGGACTCCTTCAAGTGGCATGACACTTACATCATTCAGTATCTCTTGAACCCTCGTGAAAAAGGTGGTCGAGGACTAAAGCATTTAACCAATGTTCACCTTGATCGTGAGATGATTGAGTTATCAGACCTCATGCCCGATGCTCCCGACAAAAACTACTCTAAACTTGATGTGAGCTGGGAACCCTGTGTTTGGTATGCCGCTAGTGATGCAATGTGTACGCTTGGGCTGTGGGAAGTTTTGTATAAGAAGTACAGTGAAGCTAAAGAACACACTAACTCGATGTATGTTTTAGAGCGTATGTGTTTACTTGCGACTCGGTGGATGCACAGAAATCGTGTTTACATAGATCGAGATACTGCATTGAAATATAGTCAGCAAGGTCAGAAGCTATGGTTTGACTCTTTGATTGAAGTTTACAACGGTGCGAAAGATATTTTAGGGAGAGACATCACCCCTAACTATGTGCGTGTCCTTAAGGGTGCTCTTAAAGGAGAGAATAAGTTTAATCACATGGAAGTAGAAGGCATGAGTTATAAAACTCGTGTTGATGAAGCTCGTAAAGAAGCACTCCGACTTTATCCCGATGAAAAGGGTTTTGTTACTAAGGCTGTAACGGTTCTCGGTAAGAGTGTAGGTACAGAAGAGATTGAGTTTCCATTAACCTATGACATTTTATCTCCTCAAAAGCTCGGTCTGTTATTTAGAGAGTTGAGTGTACCAGGGCTTAAGGCGAGTGAAAAGTCGGGTCAGGTCGTGACTTCTAAGGACATTCTTGAAGATGTGATTAAAAATGCGGCTGAAGACTTTCCTTTTATGGCTAAGGTTAAGACCTTTCGAGAGCTTGGGAAGGCAATGGGTCAGTATCTCATTCCATTTGTAGAAGATGTTGGACCAGATGGTACGCTTAAACCTAAGTTTGATCAGTTCGCCGCTGACACAGGTCGTTTTTCCTGTAAGACGAATAGCAAGCCTTGGAAGGTCAAAGATGGAGGGTGTCGTGTACCCTTTCAAGGCATACCTGCTACCTATGATCCAAACAAACCCGAAGCGATTTCTAAGATGCGTTCATGTGTGTCTGTACGAGATGATGATTGGTGGTTAGCGGCCATTGACTATGCAGGTGTAGAGCTTCGGTTAGTAACCAATCTTAGTCTTGAGCCTAAATGGATCAAGGCTTTCTTTGAATGTTCTGAATGTGGCACAGCTTACCCACAAGAATTCCAAGAGGATGGATTCGCTAAAGCACCACCTTCAAACTGTACTGGTTGTGGGTCGGACAAGATTGGAGACTTACATACAATCACAGCAGTTGCATTTTATGGTGAGGGAGCTAAGAAGCGTGATGATTGGAAAGCGTTGAGGGGCAATGGTAAGGGGTGCAACTTTGCTCTATCCTATGGGGGTACAGGTAAAGCTGTTCAGCGTACTATTGGTTGCACTTCGGAAGAAGCAGACGAGAAGTTTAAGAAGTTTACAGCAACTTATAGTGAGTTGACTAAATGGTGGTCTAAGCAACACAATTTTGGTCGTAAACATGGTTATGTAAAGACAGGAATGGGTCGTGTTCAGCCTTTACCCGACATCAAATCTGATGACTTTAGGTTCAAGTCCAAAGATGAGCGTAAGGCAGTGAATGGACCAGTTCAAGGTACAAGTGCTGATGTGACTAAGTTGGCGATGAGCTTCATCTATCAAGAGACTAAGAAGCGTGGCTGGCAAGACAAACTGATGATGGTCTTAACAGTACATGACGAAATCGTTTTTGAGATTCACAAATCAATCTTGAAAGAAGCGATTGACATCATTTCTGAATTAATGACTCGCAACAAAGTCATTAAGCGTTTAGGGTGGCGTGTGCCTTTACTTGTCGATGTTGAGCTGGGTAAAGATTGGACAGTGCCTTTTGATGTGAAAGATGTGATTGCAGGAGAGGCTGGAGATAAGATCATCAATGCACCTTACAAGTGCAAAGAGGTAGGTTGTGATGGGAAAACACCTCGTGATCCTAGCCCAACCGTTTGTATGCACTGTGGATCTAGCAATATTAAATGTGATTACACAGAGGAATTCATCGCCAAGATCAAAAGGCAGACAGAACAACTTTATGTAGACTATGGAGTAAACCCCGATAACATAGTTAAAAAGAAGGTCGTAGAAGAACCCGTTCAGAAAACCCCCGTTCTTCCTACTTTTTGTGTAGAGGAACTAACTGAAGAGATTGCAAAAGATCTTGCCGAGTGGATTAAGGTGCAAGAAGGAGGGTATGATGTAGTCTATGAAGGACGAAGTATTAGTACCTTGTTAGAATGAGAGCAGTTATATGAAGCCTAATAAAGATTTCTTTGTAGATTGTAATGAGGGTGGGATGATGAGTCCACCAGAGTTCGAGCGTACCTTTTGTAACCAATGTAAAAATAGAGAGTGTGTTCGTGCAGGGATGGCTTTTAGCTCTTGGGATAGGCGTATACTCAGTCAAGTAGACCGACTCCTTGAAAACCCTAACATTGTGCTTCAAGCAGATGGTAGCAGATGGGAGGGTGTTTCAGACTTTGAAGGTTTTCAAGAACCACAAGTGATAGAGGTTTGGGGAGTCCCAGAAGAACTGCCACAATCCCCTTTGATTATAGGTGGTGTCATAGATAGGGGGGAAGAAGATACGCTCCCTGCACCTCCAGTGGATACACCAGAGTTTGAAGGAGAAGAAGAGAGTTCAGTGAAGACCTCAGCACCTAAAGTCGGATTACCTAATCCACAGGTGTATCAGAACCCACTGAATACGCCACCTCAAGAAATCACGATAGGTGAAGCACCCAAGCCTACTCAACCACAATCTCGACCTAAGAGGTATCAATCAGATTCTTGGGCTGTAACCGAAACTCTGCCTGTGGGTGGAAAGTTTAAGATGGGAAAATAAAATGATAGAACTAGTCATTTGTAATCATATTCGTAATGGGTACATTGTCGTGTTACCTAAAAGCATGAATGTACAAATATTACCTAAGTATTCTAAAGGTGTTGTATCTAGCCCTTCCGAGTTAAACCCTAATGATAAGATCAAGTTTGTCGGCTGGGTCTCTGCTTCAAGCGAAGATCGTTCATTATGGCGAGATTATCTTTGAAATATGAGCGTCTTGTTAAGCCTTCTAAAATCCTACCTCCCGACCTTATAAGAGGCTATTATGAACAAGATGCTCAGATCCTTAAAGAGATTGAGGCTTGGCTCTCTAAGAATGGGTTAACCATATTATTTACGCTTGGAGAAGCCTACGGTAATGAGAGTGTTTATCTAGGTAAAGACAATCGTGTGTATATAGGTACTGATAAAATACATCGTAAAAATTGGTTAAAAAAACAGGTTTTGAGAGTTAGCACTGAGCTTCTACAAAGGGTGACTAGAGAGGGTTGGACACGCAAAGAAATGTTTGAAGAGCTTAAAAAAAGGTCTGAAATAGAGAATCCCATAGTATAATAAGTATTGTTTAGGATACCCCTATACAATTAACCAACCTTTTCCTTCTTCGGAGAAATCAATATGAGTACTATCTCAGATCGCATCGCTACCCTTAAACAAGTAATCGCAGACCTCGAATCAGACGCTTCTAAAGTTGACGATGGAAACAAAGCCGCAGGGACACGAGTCCGTAAATCACTACAAGATGTAGTCGCTCAGTCTAAAGAGATTCGTAAGGCGGTTCTTGAAGCTAGAAATAGCGATTAATTTCTATTGACTCTCATTATTAGAGAGTCGAAAGTATAAACGCCCATTTGGGTAACACACACACAGAGAAAGGATGACTTATGTCGTCAAGTCTAAAAGGTGACCTTGCACCTAAACCAAACAAGACCCCCTATGAGCTTCGTGTAGAGATTTTACATCTCGCTCAACATATCGTTGAAGACAGTGTAGAAAAGCAAATTCAGTATATGCACACACAAGGTGACATTGCAGGTAGCTTTTATGATCGACATGAAGATACGATTGGTGTTGCAGCCGCTGAGTTGATTACATCTGCGAAAGAAAACATCGAGGGGTTGAAGATGCCCCCTATGGGTGTTGACGAAGTTTTAACTATTGCAAAGAAGTTGAATGACTTTGTGTCGAACGGATAGATCTTAATACCTTATTTATTATCAGTCACCTTATAGGAACTAAACTTATAAGGTGGCTGATATGCGATATAACATACAAAAAGACAAGTTAATATGATGGATTGTATCTACTCAGAAGAGCTTATGATGTGTATTTGCTTTTATTTGGAAGTGCTTGTTTAGGCTACATATTCTGCGATCACATATAGGAGAATTAGGGAGGTTATAAAGACAGCAATGGCCCACATACTGTGTCCTCCTCTTGCTCTGTATCTTGATAGTTTGATTTATCAAGTGCGTTCTCTAAGGGTGTCATGTTAAAGCCATAATCTTGATACTTTTTATGTACTCTCATAAGATAATCTTGAGTTGGGGCTACCAGATCTTTTCGGTTCGTATAATAAACATGAGCTGAGACATAGTTTCCGTCATGACCCATAATGTCGAGTATCGACAGTGAAGAACCCTCTCTGGGTTCGGATAACTCTTGATGATCTACGGTGTATAAAACGCCCTCAACAATGTCATTAAATGACCCTTTATCTATGGAACATACTCCATCACCAGAGAAGATGAGTTTAAAACCCCTCAAGGTTGCGAACAGGTGAAACCTAGCACTAGGGTGGTAGTCAACCATTGTGTGTTCTTCAAGACAAAGACCATAAGCGAAATAAAGAGCTTTCATATTGCGTTCCTTTTAAGTGTGTACGATGACTGTGGCTAATGCACATAGGCATAATGCGACAACACCTTTCCAGTTGAACCCGAAAAAGTAGCAGTTAAGAATAAGTTCTATAGTGAAACTACACAACCCCCAAGTTACGCCGGCCTTCCAAACATCTCCGATTTCTATTAGCTTCCACCAAGCATATAGGCATAGGTAGTTTGTGAATAAACTTGTATAGAGCCACCATTTTAAAGGTCCCCAATCTATCCCATAGAGAGCCTTTGAGTTACCCTTAAACCAAAAAATGAGTTCAGCGAGGCACAAGAGAATAACTGGGATTAAATAACTCATTTAATGAACCAGATATTCATTTTCAAAGTCGTAGTCTAAGAAAGAGGGAACAATTTGATGAGGGTCTGTTAGAAGTTCGGGTTCATATTGAAACTCGATGTCCGAGATAAATCCTTTGAATCCTTCTTCTTTAAAGTAGGACATACCAAAGACAGATTGTCCACCACACTTAGAATCTTCAACCAAGCACCAAAAAACGAACCCTATACTGTTTGTTTCCTCTTGCATTTTTTGATGTGCAATGAAAGACCATAAACTAGGGCTTACATCTTGAAGGATCTCTGGTAAAGAGAATCCAAGTATAACTTTTTTTCCATGAAGTACCTCCTCACTTGTCATTATGGATAAATGAGGAGGTAATGTAGATATATCAAGACCGTTCTCTTTAGCACCAGACACGGTTGTGTTTATCATATTGTAGGCTTCATTATGAAAGTCAAAAGGGGATATATTCATGTCAACTCCATTAAGGTCTGCTAGGGCTATCCAACAAAAACTCCTCACAAGCAAGGAGGCTGTCAGATCGGTTATTTCTTATTGTACTTATAGAAAAGACGATAAGGTATGTTCCGATAAAGATTTGGCTAAAAACCTCAAGCAAGTAGATCGAGAGCTTGGTAGATTACTAGAGTATGTGCAATCTTTAGAGAGTCAAGCTCGAAGAAGACAGCGTGAAGAAAGACTCAAACAAGAAAGTGATAAAAAATAATGCCGACTTACAACTACAGATGTAAACAAGAAGAATGTAAACATGACTTTGAAGCCACACATAAAATGAATGACCCATCACCTCCTTGTCCTAAATGTAAGACAGAAGACCCCCAGAAACTTATCTCAAAGAGTAGCTTCGTATTAAAGGGAGAGGGTTGGTTTAACTCTGGTGGATATTGATCGTCTTAGGCTTTTAGTTAAACACCCTAAGTGGGTCTGCGTGACTGGCATCCTAGTTTTCCCTCACTTCAAACCTAAACAAAAAGTTAGATACACTCTTACTAGTGAAACATGGTTGCCCGACTTTGAGGACACGGTTACCCTTGCGTACCTCCACCACCTATACGCACTCAATAATGGGTCTGTAAGGAGAGATGGGGAGGTATGGGTAAGTTCACATGGGGTTGAGGGGGAAGATCTCGCAGAGGTGCTTGTAGAGTCTTTCCTTAAACTTTAATAGTTTATTTATAAATGATCTTAAGTGATCTCATTAACCTTAACAAAATGGAGAACTCCTATGAGAAGATCAGCATCAGAAATCATCCGTAACCTTGAGACTAGGGTCGCTCGTCTTGAAAGACAATCTACACCTGATCCCCTCTATCGCATCCGACACAGCCTCGCCTCGTCCCCCATGCAATCTGTGAGAAGGTTAGCGGGAACTAAATTGTTAGGTTATACTCTTGAGTCTTCGCCTACAGGAGCGTTAAGGTGGACAAATGGCTATATGAATCATGTTAATGTCGTGTATGAAGAAGACTTGAAGAATGGATATCTCATTTTAGTTGATGTGTCTGAAGGAAACCAGGGTAGACTGACCATTGGTCGTGTCGAGGTTGGACCAGACTCTGACTCTGTTAAGGCAGACTTCCTCAAGGAGTCTAAGAGGGTTCTTCGCAGGCTCTAAAATCTAGGTTCTCTACCTCGACACCATAACTTTAATAGTTTATTTATAGGTTCTCTTAAGTGATCATCTTAACCTTAATCAAATGGAGAAACCCTTATGAGAAGATCTGCATCAGAAATCCTTAGAAACCTTGAGACTAGGATTGCGAAACTTGAAAGGTTTGCTAGTGAGGCCGTAGATCTGCGTTATGTTCACGATCTTGCCGAGCAAAAACTATCAAACAGAAATGTTGTTGATGTGCAAAGAGGGAAGGACCCTACAGGTCGAGAGATGGTTTCTATCTCTCTTTCTAATGGTGTAGAAATAAACTACTCAAAGTATCATCATATTCTTATGACAACATCTACGGGTGACGCTTTAGATATTGGAAACCCGCCTCATGGGATGATGAATGAACAGATGGATTCAGACATAGCTAAATACAGTCGTTTTTAAGTCCTATTTCTTTACGACCTCGACACCATTTAGACTCTTGCTCTGTCCAATAGAGCCTAGCCTTACCACGCTTTTTCTTTAGAGCCATCTCAGCTTTCATGGCTTCTGATCTATTAGCGTATGTGCCATAAGTACACATGAGCTTCCAAGGTCGGTGCTTTGCAGTGTATTTCCCGCCTCCTTTGATGAAACCCTGATGCTGTCTCAGCCTACGGTTAACATCTGTGGTGCAACCTACATAGAAGAAACCAGGTAGTTCTTTACCTGTCTTAGCAGAGCGTCTGATCTGCTGACTCTGGATGACATATACGACCCATTCACTCATATTTGTAGTTCCTTTATCTAATCTCTTACATATATTATATAGGAGAGTATCATGGATGTAATCAGAAAAATCGCAACTCTACACATTCAAGCGAAAAGCTATGATCGTATGGTGTATTCTCCAAGACCAATGGGGTCATTTCGGAATGTTCGACAGGACAAGACTATAAGTGCCCTCCAAAAACCAAAGGGTCTTTGGTATGCTTGCGATAAGGATTGGAAAGAGTGGGTGCAAAGTCGGAACCCTAGTTGGGCTTCGGGATACCAACATAAATATTTACTTGAAGTAAATCTTAATCGTATGTGTGTAATACGAATAAAACAAGAATTATGGATGTTTACAGGGAAGTATGGCATAGAAATAGGTGGGGAAGATGCGATAGATTGGGTTGCTGTCTCAAAAGATTATGATGGTATAGAAATCTGCCCCTTTCAATCGAGTGAGAGACTGAGAGTCCATTGGTACTACCCTTGGGATGTAGGTAGTGGTTGTATTTGGGGTTCGAGTGCCTTTAAAGGTGTTACTGAGGTAGAGAACGATATTAAGGACAATGAGTCTTACCCTTCTTTGGAAGAAGAGGATGATTGGGAGGATTGGGACTAAGTGTAATAGTTCTTTTATAGGCAGTCATATAGAGACTCTCAGACAAAGGAAATAAACCATGAGAACTCGTAATAAGATGGCTAGTAGAGTTGCGTACAGATATATGCAAAAAGAAGGTTTTTTAGGTGCTATCTTGGACTTATTTAAAGAACCTGAAAGAGAACAAAAAAAGAGGCCCAAGTTTGATACCGCATCACTTTGGTTTCATGGTAACCCTATGTATGGGATAGGGTACGCAGAAATACAAAAAAGGCTAGGCATGGGTTCAAAGAACACAGCCATTATTGAACATAATGGTGATAAAATTAAAGTATCAGTGGCAATGAATTTGTATCAGCAAGGAGAGCATAAAAATTCGATGGCAGATCTGTTTGCGGTTGTCACAGCTACTGGTGTAGACAAAAATATCCCTAAGAGAGACATTCAAAAATTCTTAGTTCTTCAAGCTAGTGAAGCGGGTTTAAAAGATAGGCGTAGAGACATCACAAAAGAACCCAAAGGTAAGGAATACTAAGCGTCCACTCGACAGGTTTTTGCTATTAAAGAGGTAGACCCCGACTACTCTGTATACGAAACCGAGACACATAAGATAGTCTTAGGCTTTAAGGCTAACCCCAAACAAACGACCCTCAGACACCTTGTCGATATTAATCGACCTCATCCCTTTCAAATTGAGCGACTTCGTAGCCAGTTCACCGATGATGAGACTAGACCCTGTGGTGAGATTGAAACTCACACCACAAAGGCTGATTTGTGAGATGTTTGGCTGATCTTCTAAGACCTCCTCAATCGGGTCTTCTTCGATGGTGTCTTGAGGAGCATTTGAGAAAAGATGTCGCATATGGTCTCTAAACACTTTCGGCAGTTCACAACCGTAAAGACCCTTGAGGTGATAGTTCAGTTGATTAACTGAACCGAACCTAGACCACACAAGGTCAGAGTATTCGATAATGGATCTATGGATAAGGGCTTTTTCTTCACCTTTGCCTCCCCTTTGTGAAGCAAACTTACGGATAGACTTTAGTGCGTCAACAAAGAGTCCTTCGCTGACAGCACTGTCCTGTTCGTGTTTAACAGTCCAAATGTGCTTTGCATCTACTGGGTTCTTTTGTCCATGATCGAGATCAAGGAACTTCATGGGGTCCAGTAAAATTAGTTTCGCCATTGACGACAATTTCATTCATTTAGCCTTTCTTGATTTTAACACCATATAGGGTGTTATTTTCAATGCGATCAACTTCAAGAGAGATGTCACCATAAATGTGAACATCCCCCTCAAGATGTACCTCACCAATACAGATCACATTATCGTTAGGTGTGAGTTTAAGAGTACCAAGAAGTACATGAGAGTCTACCGATACAGGTTGTTCAACAGGTTGCTCAATCTCCTCTTCGATGATTGGGTTTTGTGCCACATAGTCATCCCAATCCTCTTGAGTAAGGATAGGGGTTAGAGTCTCGTTTTGATCCTGCTCTGTAGTTTCAACCACTGGAGTGGATGTCTTCAAACTCTTCTTAGCCTTTGGTCTACCACGCTTAGGGAAGTGTTCTTCTACGACCTCTAAGGTTTCGGGCGATAACCCATCAAGACCTGCACCAAAGATTAAGTTTAAGGCATATTTGAGATTGGACTTGCTTTGAAAGTCTCTTAGGTTTGTGCCAAGATACGCATCACGAACCCATTGATCAGCGACCATATTTACTTGACCTCGACCTAAGCTACCATCTTTAAAGGACTTAAAGATCTCAATGAGTTTGAAGTAAGGAGACTTACCCTTATTCATTAAATGGAGAGGTTCAAGAGTTGCTTTTCTACCCTCAGTTTTCGCAACACGATTGAGAATCGCACGAAGACCCTCCGAGCTATCCTTCGAGTAAGACACCCAAAGACGATCCCACTTGGCTACCATCTTTTTCTTACCTGTCTTCACCCAAGGCATACGCTCATAAGCATCTCTTCCATTAAAGATTCCTTCGTCTTCCATGCCGAGAAGGGGAAGGATAAAGATACGCTCACCCAAGAAACTACCCCAAGTCTCATACAGATCAAGTTCTTCTTGAGTCGTATCAAGGTTTGTATTCATGGGTAGTTGATAACAGTGTCTTATGTCCATCTCAGCTATGGCAGTCTTGTGTGAACATTCGATGAACTTGATGTCCTCTTTTAGGGTCTCTTGTTTTGCCCAGTTTCGTAAAGAGTGGTTGCAGTTGGACTTGAGGACAAGAACCAAGTCGGTGCCAGAGGGGATGTCCTCTCTGCGATCTCCTGATTGATCCCATGTCTTGTGATTAGATATGATGAGTTTCAACTCATCACCAAAGCGTTTGTTAAGGCGTTCAACAAACTTAGAGGCGAACTTAGATTCACCTCCTATAACAAATGTGTTCTGATTCATGCTACCCCTTTCATGGAGTCTTGGTTGATGGATAGTGTAGTTATATTATTCTGTTCTAAGATTTTCATGTATAATATCCTTTCAAGTGAGATCGCTCACAATCTCTTATAGGTTAGGGGTTACAGTTATGTATTATGTTCAGAATAAAGCTACAGGACAGCCACTCTACTACACGCACAAAGGCAAGGTAGAGAAGGTATATTCGCTACGCATCGTGGCAGAAATCGAAGCCGAGAAGGTGGATCAAGCAAACCACTTAAAGACAGCAAGGATTGATGTCGTTGAGATCTCTAAGTCTGCTCGTCTATATATGGAGAACCAATCCCGAATGTGTGATTGTAACCCCTTATCTATTGCCTAGTATGGAGGCAGAATCACTACCTCATCACTCCCCCAAACGGAGAATAAAAATGACTGCGACACCAACACCAACACACTTTATCGGAGATCCTTGTTATTTCCTCCACACCATCGAGGCAGGAGGGGCGACTAACGATGCTCTTTGGGTTAATAACTTCTGCGAGGATCTTGAAAAGGCAGAGTCCAAAGAGGACTTTGACGGACACCTCACTTACATGGGTCATCCCATCTTTGTGCATTCCACAGCTCATGGCGATGGATTTTATGTGGGGTCTGACGGACGCTCTTATCCTGTTGACGCAGGACTCATTGGGGCAATCCCTGTCGAGCTTATCGAGGACGAGGTAGTCCAAGAGAAACTCAAAGACAGTGGGGTCAAAGCAGTGTCCATGACAAAAGATCAAGTTAGTAGAGCTGACTACTATGATGGTACTTTCACCTTCTACACCTCAGAGGGTGCTCTTGAGATCGAGACTGATCCCGAAGAGGAGTACGAGTGTGAGGACTGTGGGAATGAGATCAGCGAGTACGAATACCATGATGAAGCTCTTTGTAAATGGTGTACCGCTGATCGTGAGGAGCAGGAGCGAGAGGAGGAAGATGAGGACTAAGGGGTGAAACTGTAACCCCTTATCTATAAGACTACATGAGGAATGAACCTCATCAACCAAGACTCCACTAAGGAGAACAACATGAGTTTAGCAATGGACAGATACAACGACTACATGGCTGAAGAAGGTTATGACGGCTTGAATCGTGGTCATCTCACTTGTAGTGGGTACGAGTACGAGGATGGTTATTGGTACGCCACCTTTGTTAACAAAGTGGTGGTCGCTCGTAAAGACCACCCTAAGTTCAACATCAAGAAGGGTCAAAAGCATCGCTATGTGAGCTTCAAGTACATCTGTGATGAGACAGGAGCATCGTCTTGGGAGGTGGAGCGTAAAGCTCTCGGTAAAACCGTAGCTCCTGCACCTGTTTTGGGAACACCCCAATGGGGCTTTAACTCAACAGAGTCTAGTTGGACAGGCTCTTGGACTCGAAAGGACAAATAAATGGCATACGCTTTAATCTGTGGACTCATTGAGGTGGCTATTATTGTCGCCTTAGTGAAAACTTGGAGGTCATCATGAGAGAGATCGAAACTATCAGCTATCTGATAGGCAAAGACCCAAAACCCAATGGTCAACACAACTATAGCTGGCTAGCAAAGACCTATGACGGATACGGAATAAGCCTTTACTACGACATGAGCAGACCTGAAAAAGAGTACCATTTGGTTGAGGCTTATGACCCCTCAAAACGCTTGGGTTTAACTACGGATCAAGAGGGTATCTTAGTTATCGAGATCATAGACTTACCCAAATACTTTGATAGAAATGAACCATAACACAGAGGAGCAATAAATGGGATTAGATCAATATGCGTTCACAAGACGACAAGACGAAGAAGACACCTACATCATACAGTGGCGTAAACACGCCAACCTTGAAGGCTGGATGTCTGAGTTATACTATGCCAAAGGAGGTAACGCTGAGAGTTTCAACTGCGTTGAGCTTTCCCTAGACAAAGATGACTTGTTAAGACTCAAAGATGAATATCAAAATTTACAAACAGCGAAAGGGTCTTTTTGGGGAGTGAGTGGCAAATATGAGGAGACTCAAACAGGGAGGTTCATAGAATCGGCTATACAGGCAATAGACGATGGGTATGAGATCGTTTACCTCTCATGGTGGTGACTTTAATAGTTTATTTATAGGTTCTCATAAGTGATCAGTCTAACCTTAATCAAATGGAGAACCATTATGAGAAGATCTGCCAGTGAAATTATTAATAACCTTCAGATGAGGATTGCTCGTCTTGAAAAACAAGCAATCTTTGGACTTTTTGAAAAAAACCCCCTAGATACGGTACATGGGTGGTTTTTAAAAGGACTAAAAGACAACAGAGCAGTCAATTCTGATGTGAAAATGGATAAGGACAATCGGTTATCAGGGAAGTTCAAATTTGAAGGTGAGGTGTACCAAGTCTCTCTAAAAAGAGAAGGGAAAGATACTGCTGAGTACAAGATCACAGGTGGAAACAGAGACTTTAGACAAGTAGACTTTGAACTGAGTGGTGCAAATGACTCAAAGATGAGCGAAAGAAACTTCATTAAACGAGTCGTTGATCAAGTTATTTATCGTGTAGGTCAAGAGAGTGCTCGTAAAGAAGTAGAGGAGCATCAAAAAATGGTCAACCAAGAGCGAGATAGGCTTCGTAAACAGGGTCGTATCGCTAGACTTGAAAAACAAGCATTTAACTTTAAAGATGTTAAAGACTTCTTCTCTCAAAGATGGGTAAAAGACTCTTTTGGTTTAACGGAGACAGAAGTCATTAAAGCCGCTGAAAGAGCCAAATTTATCAAAGGTTTCAAAAGCAGACCAAAGATTCTCAAAGCTGTGCAAATCAAATCCGAGCAGGGTCTTTATGAGCTTTTGATTGATAAGGGTCAAAAGAAAGAAATATGCTATGATGACTTTTGTGAAGAGAAGGGTATGGTTGATGAACACTTTTTGGCTTACATTTACTTTAGCTCTCCCGATGCAAAACCTGTCGGGGTTGAAGTAGGGAGTGTAGATGGAAAGCATGATCGTAAAGAAGTGGTAAAACATCTGAAAAGTACCTCTAACCGAAGATCAGCATCAGAAATCATTAATCCTCTTGAGATGAGGATCGCAAGACTCGAAAAACAATCCTACGGTAACGCTCGTAAGGCGATTAATCTTAACTTAATAGATAGAAGTGGGAAAGCATTAAAACATTTGATTAAGGTTGTGGATAGGTGGATAAGCACTGAACTAGGTAGAGAGGTATATGAGCTTTCCGATTATTATCTCGAAAGGGATAAGATTTTCTTCGATGAAGAAGATTTTCGTTTGGACATTCAATGTGTTATTGAATATTTTGAGAATGAAGAAGATGAGGACATCACAACAGGAACTAAACACTTTACTATAAATCTAAATGAAAGTAAGAGAGGTGTTGATGGGCTTTCTTACGCAATCATGGATTTAGAAGTAAGAGATATTGAAGAAGATTACAGGAACATTCTCCTTAGAGCTTGATCTCCTCCTTGTGTCCACACATCGTTAGGGTCTTTCCCTCGATACTTCCAGATAACAGCCCTCATACCTCGCTTCTTCATCTCACGCTGAAGCCAATATGATTTCTTCTGACCTGTCTCATCATTATCATAACAGATGTATATGGTTGAGGCAGGTGTGTAGAAACGCTCTATCATGTCCATTGTGATAGCATCCATACCAGCCCTCAAGGTTGAGATACAGGCATCACAACTAGGTATGACCTTATCGAGAGAGATCTTATCAAAGATCCCCTCAACAACCCATAAATCTCCTAGTTCCCACAATGCCTTAAAACCTTCCTCTGCACCTAAAGCATAAGGATTCCATTGAGCATTGAGGGTTCGGTACTGATGTACTCTTTTAGACCCGTCCTCGTTGATCCTGCGTGTTTCCATCCCTAAGATCTCCCCTCGTGGGGAAGTAATAGGGATTATGAGTGAGTCTTTAATACGCTCACCTGAATGTCCAAAGTTAGCTTTAAACTTTGGACATTGAACATTGGTGTGGGGTTGCCATGAGTAGAAATCTACTAGACAACTTTCATTCACCCCTCTTGATACTAGATAAGGTAGGTGTATAGGGTGTGTCCCTATTAATCCTTGCCTTATCCAATCATCCCTCACGCTCAGTTCCCTCGCTTGTTGTCGAGGTGCTGTTTGAGTCTTCAGTCGCCCAAGAGGGTGCTTGAGCCTTCCCCTCTTGTACGAGTTTGGCTAGATCATACCCCGACTTATAAGTCGTATCTTCGCTATGGGGTTCTTTACCTCCCATAGCGTCTAGGTATCCTTGTATCATTGTAGCGGGTGCTGTGGGTATGGGATTTCCTGTTCTCATCATAGCCATAATCTTCACTATCCTTTCATTGCATATAAAGTTGGCGAATTTAAAGTACGCAGTCCAGTAATCTACTCGTTGTTTATACCATGTATTACACCGACCATAGAAGCCACTGTTATGATGACAAGGGTGTAAGTCTCTCTTATCCATCATACCTAAAAGTTTCTCTACGGTCTTTACAGAGTACCTTATAGATTCGAGTTTGCGACATTCCTTACCAATCACCTCTTTTTGTTCTTCCTCGACCCAACCGTTGAATCCCCTTCGTCTTCTGAACATGGGATAAGAGTAGCGAGCATGGATTTGAAACATCCCACAGGCTTTACCACGATCTCCTCTTCGTACTCTTGGTCGTATACGAGACTCAACCCAAGATAAGGCTAGGATGCGAGGGTCAATATATTCTTCTTCGTTCTTTGTCAGTTCTCTTAGAAACCTCTTAAGTTGCCTCTCTGAAGCTGGTCTTGATTGAACCACATCCCATCCAGGTCTTATGTGGATAGAGGACGCATAAGACATATGGTTCAACATACACTGAAAAGAGAGTCCTAAAAATATCAGTAGATTCATCTTGTTCCTTATAATAGTGATCGGTATTCACTCAAAATATCATTGAGGTAAGCAATCACTATTATAGAAATCCAACCCCCAACGACATCAAAACTTTTAATGGGGTTGCCTTTTATCATAGTTTTAGATAGTTTGCCACAAACCTCATCATAAACAGTATCTAAAAAGACCTCATCTACCTCCGACTCTTTACCGTAAGTCTCAAGGTCAGAAGTCCTTAAAGCTGTATTTACCCAGTCTTTTAACTTAGTCGGCTTAAAAACATCTCGAAGTGTCAGTTCACACAGGGCAAGAACAGGGGGGGCGTTTTCGTAAGCACCTCTCACTTGAGGGTGCTTATGTAGATAAGGAGTTTCAGACATGACAAAAAGATCGATTAAACGCTTTGTAAAGTACGCTTCCCACCTCTCACCTATACTATTCAAAGTATAGGTTTCGCCATTCAGTTCGATTTTAGGGGACTCCAAATAAATCCAACGGTGTACTTCTGCATACCACTTAATAGATTTGGTATTGCGTGTCAGAGTCTTTGGTAAACTTAAAGGGTAGTTGGTTTTAAGAGAAACTACGCAGTTTTCTGTGTGATTAGAATAGGTAGGAGATGAAGTTTTTAAACCATACCCTAGTTCTTTAAGATGTTTTTTAAGTATTCTGTAGTTTATCCTACTCGGTTTACACCACGAATGTAAGAGTATATGGTACAGATCAACTTCAATCGAGCCATCTTCTTGGAGAGGGTGGGTGTTGAAGAAGAAGTTTAGATCTACATCGACCCCGTTAAAAGATTGAGGTATATACTGTATGCCATGTTCTTTGAGGTACTCGCTCACCATCTCTTTGGTGTCTACCACCGAGCCAATACCCCTATTTTTGTGCAAAAGTAAGCAAAGACTATTAAAATCCTTGTCAGATAAAGATTTATGTATATATTTAGTGTCTACATTGTGCTTTGTCTTAGCCCAATGTAGTATTTCGATTTGAAATGTCTTTTTCATTGACAACAACCTTTCTACATGAAGAGTACATCTACCGACCAAACGCAAAGGGGGCTTAATGTATGATTATACTGACCTCTCGCCCAAATATAAGTGGCAAGAGGGATTACCTACTATTTTTTCATATACTTTCAAAGTAAAAGCACTGGGTATTGATATAGGGAAACACAAAGAAGACATCAAAAAGCTGTTCTACAAAAGACAAGGGGTGAATTTGATGAAAACGGGAGTCGATACCGAAGAGGTACTACAAGAGGTATACAAAGGGCTACTCATCCGAAATAGAGGGTCATGTCCTTATGACCCAGATAAATCTGCGTTGTCTACTTATATTGTTATGGTGGTTGATTGCATCACCATGAACTTCATGAACAAATTTAATCGTGTGGGTGATAGATTTGTACCTGGTGTGGAAGAGGATGTGGCTTGTTCATATAATGCGTCTTATGAGGAAGACCCCTCAGACGCAATCTTCGCAGAAGAAATCAGAGCCAGTTTTTCAGGAGTTTTACTCAAAGTGTATGATGCCCTTATAAACGGACTAAAGAAAGCCCATATCAGTCGTGAATATGGTTGGGAAATTAGACTCGTTAATAAGTATGTAAAGCAGGTGCGTGAAAAGGTCGCTTACTTACTTGAACGAGAGGATTTATTACCTTGTTAAACTTTATCTACTCCACTGTCAACGCAGGTAAATCTGCTAACCTCATCATGAGAGCACATTCCTGTAAAGAGCGAGAAATAGAGTTTCGTATCCTTGTACCAGAAGTGGCACAAGGTCGGGATGGGAAATCAAAAGTCGCCTCAAGGATCGGCTTTGAGCAGAAAGCTACCACAGTCGGAACAAGTGAAGATCCCTACAACCTCATTATGCAAGAGGTGATCTTCAGAAAAGATGTCGGATCAGAGGGTATCCAAGTCGTCTTTGTTGACGAAGCTCAGTTCTTTAGTCGTGAGCAAGTTCTCGGTCTAACAAAGGTCGTTGACTTGCTCGAAATACCTGTGTTTGCTTATGGACTACGAACCGACTTTAAGGGTGAACCATTTGAAGGTAGTCGGTATCTCCTCGCATGGGCTGACCATATTGAAGAAGTCGCTACCTTTTCTCCAGGAACTGTAGAGAAGGCGACCTTTAATATGAAAGTCGATGATAAGGGAAATCAAATCTCAACAGGAGACTCCATATCACCTGGGTTCGGATTTCTCCCAGTATCTCGTAAAAAGTTTGGACTAGAATAAACTCCAAGAGTCTCGGATCTGCTCAATAAACCAGTTCCCGATGTCAGTCCTAGACTCTTGAAATGACCCATGTGAGGGAGTAGCAGTCATAAAGAAATCGGTTTTCACACCGTCTTGTTTGAGTGTTATCCCACCACCAAAAAACTGTTTGCTCCTCATGAGCATAAACATAAAAGTTTTACCCTCAATATGGCGAAAAGTCATCGTGAGGTAGAAGCTATCGCTTATGGTTTGTACTCCACTGATCTCTATAGAGATAAAACCAAGCTCATATCCTAGATCAGTTAAGAACCTTTCATATTTCTCAAACCAGATAAAAGGGGTGGTTTTATTGACGCATCTCCACACAGGGAGAACTCTCATTACTCTCTTGCCCTTAATCTTCTTGGTTAACATTTTTGCTCTTAGACCATCCCTCTCGGATATGACCTAAGATCTGGCCCCCGACTTTTTGCCTCGACATAACCTCATCACTTAATGTTTCAATAGTAGCTTCGTAGGTATCATACACAAGGCAGAGACTACCACCTTCCTGTCTACGATTACGACTAAGGTAAAGGATAATATCGTCTAGGCTAGAGTGGGTGAACTTCATCGTCTTAGACCAATGCTTCCCCTTCGGCTTTTTTACAGACTCATTCCCCACGCACTGATAGCCCAACTCGGACATTAACGATACTAAGAACTGCTCCCAACGATGAAACCACTGATCTGGGGTGCTCTTATTGACCCCATACCAATCCTCAATCTTTTTCATCCCTCTCTGTGATCCTACTTTTTTCGTATACATCTTCATGCCTTTTAGATTAAGGTTCTTAACAGTCTACAAACCAAAGCAAAAGAACAGTTAATATACCTGCGTCATATATCTAGTCTTCACGGGACTTTTTGCGAACACCTGCGAAAAGGCTCTCTAATGTGATCTTACGAGCTTTTCTAGCTCTGCGAGTAGTAGTGCGTGGTTTCAAAGACCTACTAGCCTTAGAGCGTAGTTTATGAGCCTTTAAGCGTATCTTACGATGTCGTGATGCGTATTGCATAGCGTCATCTTTAAGGTTCAACTTCCCATCTTTATTGTCATCGCAGTCATTACCACTGAAATAATGACACATACGCTCGTCCATACGACTACTACCTCGGATTGACCAACGATCAATCATGTAGGAGAGGTAAGCCACAGCCGCCTGTGTCGCATGATCAACATCAGTCCCTAGTTTCTTACAGGTAGTTTTAATCTTGCTGTATTTCACTACTTGTTGGTATATACCGCAAGCACCCCAACTTGACTTAGGGTACTTACCCTTTTGAACATGGCGATAGCCGAAGCGACTCTCGTTATATGCTAACGAGATAAGTCTCACAGCAGGTACTGTGCGTGAAGCGTGAGCTTCAATCGATTGGCTCACCTCGACCAAGTGATTGTGAACCACTGGGGTGTCCAAGTTCGTTGCGTTGTCTGCACGAAGCAGACTAAGGATTATATAAAGGATTGTTGTTGCGTCCATGTTGGTTCTCCATTGGGAGTGTTGGGCTTGGTTGCCCTTATGTTAGGTACATAGATAAGGGGTTACGCTTATCTGTTGAACCCAAACTGTAAGAACCATCTTCAGACATAAGTGTTTGATTTACTTAATAAAAACCAAACCGTAACCCCTTATTTATTAGTGTTGTGTAGAGGGGCTGACATTCACTCCTCAATAACTTACTCCCAATGGAGAACCCTATGACATACACAATCACACAGATAAACGCACTAGTAAGACTTTTCCTTTTCCATACTCGTGAATCTTTCACTATAGCAGAGATGCGAGAGAAGGCTCGTAATGAGATTATCGGCTTCACACAATGTGAGATTCAGCATGAGATTGAAGAGAACGAGCTAGGCTAAAACTAAGTTGTTGTCCTAAGTCGTAACCCTTTATTTATTACAAAACATCATCATCAACCAAACTCCACGAAAGGGAGAACAAGATGAACATCACAATCAACTCAGCTACAGTAAATCCTTTCTGCCAACGCCAAACAGCTGAGAGTCCTTACTCTCACTCAAGCCTCAGTTTTGAGGAGGTCGCTCTCCTTCTCCACAAGGTCGAGGAGGAGAACTTGTCCGAAGGCTACAAGCCTGCCTCTTATAATCAAGGTGGACGAGTGATCCTCGCTCGTCTTACAGAGGAGCAAGTAATGGATCAGTTCTTCAGTGCCATCACTCTCATCAGAGAGGGAGAGCAAGTGATCGAGGGGTTTCGCAGTCGAGTCGAGGGGGAAGATCCCCGACCCTTTCGGGAGGTAGTGCGTTCTTTTAAGCCTGTCGCAAAGGTTGTGGACTTGGTGTTTTATAATAGTGTGGCTCTCGCCCAAGATGGAGATAATATCATGGAGTTGTCTCCCGATAACTGGGAACTTGTGAGCATCAACGCAAGTGAGGACGACAATATGGAAGCACCTCCCATCACCCCTAACGCTCTACACGCTAACTACAACAACTTGAGTGGTGGCACAGAGACCTCCATGACCCAAGAGGAGTATGAGGCTCAAATGGAGATCTCTAAAGCCTACTGGGATATTCGAGCGAACATTAGGCTTCGTAGCACCCTCTAGCCTGTCGAATACCGTATGACCCTTAATCATATACCCGACATGGGTCAAGATCAACCTGTGGCACGAGTTTACTCAAGACCCTAACTTAGCCCCTAAACAGGAAATAGAGTTGAATCTAAAAAGTTTTGATTCCCCACGCTATAGGTAAAAAGTAATAGTTTATTTATAAATTGCGTACACTAAAGCCTCAAGGAGTTTAGTATGAGCAATCTTAGATATAAAATAGCCTCATTGATGAGGAGAGTAGCAGAGCTTGAACAGGCACAGTCAGCCGAGTCTGTTTTCTTTGACAACCCAACCAAAAGATCAGTGAGGAACTTAGCAGAGTCGAAAGCTATCACAAACAAAGTAGACACAGCCGAAAAAGCGATACAGTCGGGTGAGATGAAAAAAGATGACGATCTCATCCAAAGCGAATCTGTGATTGCACCCCCTCCTCCCGATGAGATCGTCAAGAGACCTGGAGGTAAAGAGTTCAGTACCCTCAATCAGTTCATTGTGAAAACAGAAGAACCGATTAAGGGTGTACCTAATTCATTTGATGAGTTAGCTAAAGCTAAACCCCCTACACCCAAAGTACAGACCAAATCTGAGGTGAAAAAGGATCTTGTAAAGAAGGTTGTTGAAAGACACTTAGACAAGAAAGAAATGGCTAAAGCAGTCAAGAAGGTCTTACAAGATAAAAAAGACAAAGGTGAAGTCTAATGTCAATAGATCTTAATTTAACTATGGATGACATTGATGTCTTAAAAAATGGCGATAAAACACCTTGCACCGCAGGACAGATCATGCGTCAAACAGGTTGGAAAGGTGGCACTTGGGTTCACTATGTAGAAAACGAAAATAGCGTGGCTGAATTTACCGTTGAAAAATCCAATGGTCAATATGTAGCGGGTTTCGTTCTCTATGGATCAGAAAACTACGCTGACGCTAGACAATCCACATACAGAAACTTCACATCCTATCAGAACACGGGTGCATTAGCTTCAGCTTCGGGTGCGGCTGTTCTGACTCTCATTAATGGGGGTGCTAGAGTTCTGTTCAAAGAGTTTGAAACAACAGCCTTAGCAGTTAATGGCGTTCGCAACGCTGGCCCTATTACATATAACCTTAATGACCCTCTCAAAATAAGCGAAAATGGGTTGTTATGTAATGACCCAGACGCTAATCTTAACGCCAATTTAGGTGTTGACCCAACAGTCGTAGGTATCTGCTGTAAAGTACCAGGTACGGATGGCAAACTCGGACTAGATCTCAAATACTAAGATGATGTTAGAGTTCTCTGTCAAAACCACACCAACCTCTGTTTTTGTAGAGGTTAAAGATCAAGGTAATGTCATCGGGCTTGCTAGGGCTTATGGAGACTCTATCTCTATGATGGAAGTAGTACATACCTACCACTGTTCTGATGACCTCATTGACATCAGTTATGAATACCCTCAAGTCATGGAGGGTGAGGAGATACGAATTCTTGAAGTAACTGTGGTTAGTCTTAGTAAAGACTATCATGGCAAGAGAATCGGGTCAGAGATTTATCAAAGGCTCATAGAGGGTTGGTCGAAAAGGGTGAGGAAACCCTTTGTCATCATACCCGAAAAATGTAGCATATCGGGTTCTACTAGCGACCAAGCCATGAGGGTGTGGGATTCTCTTAAAAGGAAGTACCCTAGCTCTGGTCTTTGTGTGGTGATAGATTTGTAATCTCTTTATAGGTTCTCATAAGTGATCTCATTAACCTTAAATCAAATGGAGAAATCTTATGAGAAGATCTGCCAGTGAAACCATAAGAGAGCTTGAAATTAGAGTCGCAAACTTAGAGCGTCAAGCAGGGTTCATAGATGATATTTCAAGTACATTTAAAGGTCTTGTTAATATCCCTAAGAACATTGTTAAGAAGATCATCAATGGATTTGCTGACATATACAATACGGTCAATCTTGAAGTTGAGGGAAATAAATCCAAGATTAACGACTCTTTAGGGGCGTTGTTGGGTTCAAGGATTTTTAGAGCTATGGCAGGTGTGACAACCACAAGAGCTGGCTTACCTAAGATCGTTTCCTTTAATCCTTCAGACCCTTTGAAATCTATCTTCACAGGGGGTAAGGCAGAGGATAAAAAGATTCCTTTAAAAGACCTTGTTAAAAAGTATGTGGGCGAAAACCAAACGAGGATGAAAAGTGCATACCTTTCATGGTATTCAGACTTTAAGCATATCCTTAACCCTAAGAAGATTAGTGAAGGGGATAGCTTTAAGATATTCATGAACGCTCTTAAAAGGTATTCTAAGGTACTTTATCGTTTTTTCACATCTCTCATAGGGGTAGTGGGGATAATGGCTTTAAAAGGCACAGTAGTGACCACGATCATTGTGATGTTAGCTCGTTTGATTGTCCAAGCCTCTGGGTTAAGAACCACTTTAGCAGATATGACTGAGTATACCGCTTTGAGTCAAAATACAAGGGTTCGTATTGTTCAAGAAGTTCCTCCGACCACACAGCTCCCCACGATAGAAGAAGCCCAAGACCTTGCTAAAAAAATGGAAGTAGCAATGTCAAAAGGAGATCTTACATTAGACGCTATCCCTGCTTCAGATAATAACTTCCTTCAAATTGAGCATACAACGATAGAGACTCCAATATCTCAATACCAACCGATCAGTTTAAATGCAGATCAGGTTAAGGATTATCTAAAACAAAACATAGGTAGTTTTGCACCACTCATCATAACAGGGTTTTTAGCTCTCTTAGAGAAAGCGATGTATCGCTGGGTGGTTAATACTGACGAATATGATGAGATGGTAGAGGGTAAGACAGCGAGTCGATACCCTGCAATCACTTATTTGACTTATAAAATGGAAGCAGTCTCTCTTAGATAGTCAAATTTTAGATCATTAACCCTACCAAATAAATGGAGATACTAATGAAAGATACAATCAGAAATCTTGAGGTGCGTATTGCGAACCTTGAGAAGAGATCCTCTGCAAAGAGACACCATGAAGAAATGATGGCTAAACATCGTCTGCCCCGTCTTGATCGTGATCGGTACACAGATCTTTCCAATCAAGGTCTTGAAGGGCCTTTCATGTTTAAAGGTGGTGAAGTTCTTTACTACGACCCGAAAGCAGGCAAGTATTATGATCGGGATACAGATATGTATCTGTCAGATCGTGATGCAGATCGGATAACATCGAGTTATCGTAATGCGAGTCTGAAACAAGCAGGTACAGGATTAAAGTCTGTTCAAGCAATGATGCCAGGTGTTTCTGATCGACAAGCAAATCATTTCCTCCATGCTTTGTCTGCTTCTATTCTTGATGGTGAAGTCATCAATAAGAATGAAAAACTTATGAAAGGTGAGATCGAAGTTGAATCAAACTCTATGCTACACCCTAGCAATCCAGCTTATCCCGAATTGGACACAGTTTCGGGTGTCGTAGGATCAAAGACCAAGATGAAGCTCAAAGTTGACTTAAAAGACCTTGAGAAACTAGCTAAGATGAACTTAGATGACTTCTATCCTCCAGAAGATAAATCTACTAAAATCTTGTGTGATGCTCTCACTAAGAACATTGAGAACAACATCTTGAGAAATATGGGATCAGAAGAAATTGACTTAGCTTTTGGTGAAGTTGAATATGAGATAAAACAGAGACTCCCTAGCTATCATAACATCTCTCAAATCGAAGTGATCGAGTATGATTATGAAGTTAGAGACATCTTTCGAGATGATGACAGATATTTAACTGTTATTGTCGTTGCTCAAATTGAATATGATGTGATTGCAGACTTTGATAGCGATTCTTTTGATAGAGATCGCTTTTAATAGTTTCATTATACTAGATCTTAACTAACCTAAATCAATGGAGAACACTTATGAGAAGATCAGCCTCAGAAATAATCAGAAGTCTTGAGATGAGGATTGCAAGGCTTGAAAAACAAGCGACTACTAAGACAGAGGCTTATGAAGTTCTTAGGGGTTTCATAGCTCAAAACCGAACTGACACGAGAATGGTCATTGAACTTGGAGGATACCTTCAGATCCTCAAAGACGGTGGAGATCTTAGTGATCGTGATCTAAAAAACATCAGAAAGATGATGCACAGAAACAACGCATCTGACTTGGCTGACTCATTTAGATCCAACCCAACAGGTAGACAACCCTCTGTTCCAAGTGCAAGAGCTGTTCGACAACCAACACCTACTAGATCAACACCTCGATCTCGACCTACAGTTGAAGAACAACTACCGACAGCTCAAGAGGTATACGATTTCTTGATTAGATCAAGGACCCCGAATGGCAGTCGTATGAGTGGTATGGATCTAAGTGACGATGGAGATACCTGGTTCCTATGGATAGAACCTATGAATAGACATAGACTCGACCATTATGTTGGAGAGAATTATGACTGTGATGAGGATTGGGATGATGACTGTGATCCAGAAGGTTGGGATGAAGAAGGTTGGTGGGATGAGTGGGCTGGACCTCTAACCAATGATCTTAATAAACTCCTAACAAGAAAGTACCCCATATTTCAAAAGCTCAAATCGGGCTACGATAAGGACTATGATATTGGTATAGGAGAAAAAGGACACATTCAGATTCACCTCAATAAAGCGAAGTTTAAGAGAAGATAAGACAGTAGATTTGTAGTCTCTTTATAGGTGTGCCTTTTCTAACAATAGAAAGGGATACCTATCATGAGAAGATCAGCAAAAGCAGATGTGAGCCCAATACGACAGCGTTCACAGTTTAGTTGTGTGGCGACCTCCACCTGTATGGCTCTAAATGCTGTTGGCGTTAAGTGCAACGAGGATCAAGTCAATCAAGTGATTGGTGCAAAACCTATGCAAGGGGCTAGGTGGGAAGAAGTCTTAGCTTGTGCTCAGTATTTTGGGTGTCGAGCTACCCTCACTACACCAGCTACTTTGACCCAAGTAAAAGCGTGGACAGATGAGGGTAAGCCTGTACTTATTGCATGGAATCCCGAAGGTAGGGATTGGAGTCATGCTAGTTTGATCTTTGATGTTACAGGTGAAAAAGGAAGCTATGTAGTTCATGTGGCTGACCCGAATCTACCCAACCCCGACAAGACCACTCGTGAAGTCTCCGAAGATGACTTCTATGCTAAGTGGTACGAGAAGTGGCCTAACTACTTAGTTCGCAGACCTGCTCTTATGATTGAGCGTGAAATAACAGAAGATGGGAGACAAATCATGGCTACTAGAGATGACTTTGTAAGCTCTGTAAAAGAGATCGTATCAAGTGTGAAGCACTTAGGCTACATGACCATGCTTGATAAGTGGTCATGTAAAGCAGATGTGGACGGGATATATCTTGTTTACAAAGTCTCAGTTCCAGGTGTTGGACAGTATTCCCTTGATTTTGAAAAGAACGCTCAAGGAGAATGTACTGCGTTCTTGTTTGAGGGGGCTGACTTAATCCGTACTTGTAAAGGTATCTCCACATTCCCAGAGATCATCAGACACTTACCCTCAACAACCTCTAAAATGGCTTCCTTACTGCCTTGCTTGCAGTCAGAGACAGATGTTTCAGATGAACAGGTATCTCAAATCTTAAACCTCGCTCAAAGCGGGTTGTCGAGAAAAGAGTTAGCGATTGAGATTGCAGGTCTGTTGCCCAATGTCAAACCATCGGCTCAACTAAGCGTGGTCGATCTCGTATTAAGAGACATCAATAAACGCAGGGCTAGTCGTGTTGCTTCTTCATATCTAAACAGGGGGTAAAAATGAAATACGCAGGACTAATGAAGCCACCAGAAATGATGACTCAAGATGTTTATGGTTTTGCACTCTCTCAAGTAGCTACTAATATCGTCAAAGCCCTACAAGAGAAGATTAAAAGTTATAAAAACTACCGAGGAGAGCAAGAAACCCGTCTATCCGCCCTCTCAGACTCCATTGTCTCCCTTAGAGAATCGTTAAGGAAGGATGGGACTCGTGGTCTTTTCAATAGTTATAAAGATTTTTCTTCATTGTCCACAGGGTACTTTGGATATGGTTATGCATCTATGCATTTAAAACAGAGATACTTCTCTGGAGTAAAAGACCCCGCCAAAAGAGAACAGATAAGAGTAGTCGTTGAAGAAAGCATAGCGAAAACCGAGATCGAATTGGAGAGTTACTTATCTTGGGGCGAAAGAGAGACAAAGAAACTTAAAGGGGAGATAAAAGAATTTAAGAAAGTCATCCGAGTAAAATTAAAACCCATGAAAATGGGGCAGGTGATTATTAAAGAGTTCCCTATTTATTTTGGTGACTGGTATCTCGACCAAAACTCATTAGAAGAACATCAAGAAATGATGCGGGAAAAAGCCAAGGGTCAAATCGTGGAGTATTCTCAAATAATTGAGAAGGCGAAAAAGAAAAACAACCCTGAGTTCGAGGACCTCATTGAAAACTATGAAATGATGGTTGAGTCCTTAAAAAAAAGTATGTCAGACATGAGCCGTACTTGGGAGTATTTTGACAAGATCAAAGTAAAGATCGAGGTAGATGCAACAAACAGTAGTTGGTCTTTTACTAAAAAAGAAGTCACAATCGCTATCCCTGACTATGGGAAAAAGATTCTTCAGTCTTTTGATTACCATCCTACTGTGCGTAATGTAATAAGAGCAGTGCATACTTCTGTAATCCATGAAATGACTCATGTTGGTCAATCTATATTAACTTTCGTGGGTAAGAAAATAACAGACAATTTTAGGGCGTATAAGAATGAAGCTGGTATGCCCTCAAAGAAAATCCAAACCCCTGAATATAACCAACATGGAGACCCCAAAAGTCTAAGCGTAAGAGATAAAAAGGAACTCCACTATCTTGACGATGGTGAGTTTTATACTGATCTTAGAGATAACATTAGAACAATAATGTCTGATCTAAAGCGATTTTCTGAATATGAGACTTTCACAGAAAAAGATAAATTAGAGGTATTCAAAGCTTTAACTGGTGTCGGGTCAAAATCTAAATGGACGAGATCCACAAGCCCAAATAGCTTTTTTCACACTCTTAAAAGATACGCCAAAGGCAAATATAAGAAAGCTGTGGGCGAAGCATATAAGATGATCTTTAACACCCATCAAAGAATGGCTAGTCGTATCGCTCGTGTTCATCTTGAGCGTAAAAAGTGGGTTGAAGCACCCCCTCGACAGTTTGATCAAGATCAACAAGAACAACTTTGGACTATTTATGATCTGTCATACTCCAAAGTAGGGAAACACATAAGCTCCAAGTCGGATCTTATGAGCAACTACGACACCTTCTGGGTTGTAGATGTAGAAGGTGATGATGAGATAGACGCTTTCGTCAGCTACTCATCTACTCCTTTCGGAAAGAAGATTGGACTCATCGGATCTGACGGAACAAGTGAAGGTAGGAACGCTATGTTGATGAAAGGTGCTGAACTTCTCTTAAAGAGAGGTTGGTACGCAGAGGTTGACGCAAGGTTCGCCCGACTCTTAAAGAAGAGACTCGGTGTCAACCATGTTCAAGATGAAGATCAAGTAAGGACAATCATCAATAAACCTCTTGAGTGGGATGATGATAGAAAATGCTACACCCGAAACCTAGAGGGTAAGGGTGATGTTGTTAAGTACCTCGTAGGACTACCCTCTATTTAATAGTTTATCTATTACCACTATTAAAGATGAACCCTCTTAAGGAGAACAGAAATGTTTAAAAGACTCGCAAAGAAAATCGCTCAGAAGCACATGGAGCTTCGCCAACCACAACAACCCCTTCGCCTACAGCCCGACTATGGTGAAAGAAATGCCGCCGATTTCTTGGGGGAAAAGACGGTACAACTCAACACGGGATATGGCGACCTTAAAAGTGGACCAGGCAACTATATAGATGATGTTGTCGCTGATGACTTTGAGGCTGATGAACTTGAAGGATTCGAGATTGTCGATGACATTGGTCTTGGTCGTATGTCCGACTTTTGGAAAGAGTCTCGTTTACCTAGTCGTAAGCATAACTCAGATAAAGTTGTTGATACAGCGGTCGCACAATGGAAAAAAGACAACCCTGAAGTTGCTGAAAAGTTTGAAGATGAAGTAGTTCACTCTGAGGAAGAGATGAATGAAAAGATGAAGTCAGCAGACGATGAGATTATTGATGACATGGGTCTTGGTCGCATGGCTGGGGGTCAACAAATCGGATCTGGTTCTAATGGGTATATCGCCATGTGGAATCGTGAAAAAGTTGAAGTCTACGCGGACTCGAAGTTTGAAGCACAGGAGATGGCACAGGCACATTTCCAAAAAGGCACTCGTAAAAGAATAAAGGGATATGATGTTACGGTAATGCTTGCTGAAAAAGGTGGCTCTCAAGTAACACACAGACCTATGTTCGCTTCAGACGATGAGATTATTGATGACATTGGTCTTGGTCGAACTGCTAAAGACCACGAAGACTCTGGTTCATACATGAGCCGACAGAATCTACGAGAGATGAGCGACATGGCTGATTTCATCGTTGATGACATTGGTCTGGAAGATCTTGATGATTGGGTCGAGGACAAGATTTCTCAGTCTTACTCTGCTATGAATGATGTTGCTCGTTATCGTGGATATAGAGATGATGACCAACAAGGTTCAGAGGACATTATTGATGATATGGGGTTCATGGCTGATTTCGATAAAGAATCAAAATATTCTAAGGGAGAAAAAGGTCAAGAGGAGTACGCAAATGCTAGAAGAGATGGAGATGTACCAGAAGATTTTTTAGAGTATGAAGGATCAGTAACTTCTCCAGGGCAAGCTCCAGACCCTAGTCTTGTTGAAAAAAACAGAGATGAAATGGGTAAAAAAGCTCGATACTATGACATCATTGACGACTTGGAGTGGTGATATGAGTAGGCATGAAATATCCGAAAATCTGATTGAAAAATCTTTGCTCTTTCAAGAGAAAATTGACCAAGCTGAAAAGTGTATTGATAGCATGGACATCAAAGGGCTTCTTGATCTAGGTATGATTGATCGTAGGATCTATCAGAACTGGGAGAGAGCTGAACAAAATGAACAAGATCTAGTAAATACACATGGTCGTGATGCTTATACACCTAGCTTTGAACACTATAACAGAGCTATGGAAAAAGCCGACAAGAACATCAAACGACTCAAAAAAGAAGTTGATGACTTGATTACTAAGTCTAGGTCTACTTTGCGTCAAGCAATGTACTCACCAAAAGAGTTGTTTAATTCAAATACTGGAAAGTCTTTGACTGAGGTCGCTAAACTCATTGATGAAGAAGATGTCCGAAGCAAACTCTATGCTTTTGTAATGAAACTTGAAACTTGGCTTGATGCCCAGAATATTAAAGGAGACATTAAGATCACTGAGATTAAGGTCAGTACCCATGCAAGGTTAAGAGGTAAACCTTTTTATTCAGTCAAAATGGAGATATCTTCTTTAAATACTACTATCTTTTTTCAAAACTCAACTGAGGGATCTGGAAAATCAAATGAGATTGCGACTTCTCTTTGGGTAGGTAGGGATTTGATCAAGAACCTTAATGGGTCATCTGCGAAACAATTAGGTCAGCAAATAGCTGACTTGATTGCTAACTCAGTACAGTCTAGTAGAGTGGCTTCTCAATATATGAACAAGATCGCTGGTTCGGGTGCTGAGAACGCAAAGTATCTGAACAGCATCCCCCCTGCAAAGAAGGCTCAGATCCTGAAGCATATCGCAGATCACTATGGGGTTTCCGTTCGTGAGATCGAAGAAGAGTTGGTAGATCAAGATGCTGAAAGGCTTTTTGAGTATGCGGCCACCAACAATGCGATGGCTATGGAAATCTACCGAGGCATGAGTCGAATGGCAACCAAGACTGCGGCTAGTGGGAACTATGGCTTCACCAAGCGAGTCCAGAGTGATGTAGAGGTTGCTCTGCGTAAACTGGAGAAAAAGGTAAATACCCTCGCTCGGTTTGTTGAAACAAAACACCCAGAAGCGGGTACTTATTTCAGCACTCGATGCCAAGGATCAAACTGTCATGCTAGTAAAGCTCTTAGTGGTGCTTGCTTGCTCAATCAGAAACCAAAGCGTGTGTTATCAGGCCCTTTAGGATTTAAACCCTCTTGTGCAAAGTCTGCACATAAGGCGATCTCTGATCTCATTCTTTATACAGGAACTATTGCTCACACTCTCCACAATAAGAGTAGTGATCATATCCCGTACCTACAAACACACGCTAAGAAAAAGCGATGTCCTCTTACAAAACTCCTATTGGAGAACTACCCTGTAGAGATTCTGTAATGAGAGCCTTGCTTATCTTTCTGTTGATGCCCCCTCTTATGGCATGGGGACAGGTTGTAAACATCGAGTCTGACCGAAGTGGAAATAAGCAAGGATTACATGGTTCTACCGAAGTAGGAGTTTCTCTTCAAAGAGGAAATGTGGAAGTATTCCAATACCAAGCAGGTTTGAGGTTAGATCACATTAGTGGCGTACACCATAACTTACTTATAGGATCTGTTTCCTACGGAGAAGAAGACGGAGAGTCTTTTAACAACACTGCGTATTCTCATTTAAGGTGGACAGCTATGTGGTTGAACCACATAGGAACAGAAATGTTCACCCAAAACCAAAAAGATGAGTTCAGACTTCTTCAACTCAGACAACTAACTGGATTTGGAATTAGATTTACTGCTTTTGAAGACCATCTAGCCATAGGTCTAGGGGGTATGTCAGACTATGAACAAATTGAAGGCTTAAAAGAGGGTAGGTTAGACGCTAGAGGTACTTCCTATATCAGACTAGGTAAAAAGTGGAAGGACACAGTAGAGGGGAAAATAATAGCCTATTATCAGCCTCTCTTTATGACTCCTTCTGATTATCGTATTCTGGGGACAGGTTCATTAGAGTTCAAGGTAGATAAGTTCTTCTCTATCATTAATGAGTTTAACTATTCTTATGACACAAGACCTCCAGAAGAAGTCATTAACGAAGATTTACAACTTAAAGTCAAGTTCAAGATCAGGTGGTAAAAATGAAAAAGTACGCTAGTTATAATCATTTAAGTAGATGTAAACTAGGCGACTGGCAAGGACTCGTAAGAGGTAGTCAGTTCAATATAAAAGTAACCGATGCTCTCGACTACATTGAAGATCATCTGCATCTTCAGAGTTTAGATACTACGGCAGTAGTACACACAGTGCATCTAGCCGATTTCTTGTTCCATAAGATCAAGTTTCCCGAAGATAAATCTAGGAGAGTCCGAGCCATAAAAAACAAGGTTAAGATGCCTAGATCAAGATTCAGTCCAGCTAAATGGTTTTCTGATAGAAGATCACATATTAAGGATATCTTTGATCTTCTGAAACATCCATTAAGAGAAGAAGGTGAAAACACAGTTGATGTTGGTCCTTTTACTTTGCAGAACCCAATCAACCTCAGTGGCGATAAAGTTGAAGAGATGGTAGAGGCTTGTACTAAAGCACTTACTTACTGCACAAACTCGCTTGCACCCAACTTTACTCAAGCACTTTATGGTGATGTGGTGTTAGTCGAAAAGCTAGGTAGGGCTAGTTGGTATGCGTGGTACAACTCTGCTAAAGATGAAGTCACCCTAAAGCACATGGGTCGAGATCAAGAAGAGTTCATGAAGACATTCATCCATGAAATTGGACATAGATATTACAGGAAGAATCTATCTAGGGAGAAAAAGAGTTTATGGAGAAGATATGACTCCCGATGTCATATGGGACACAGAGTAAATCTCAATGACTTTGTGGGTAAAGACATCGGTTTATATGCCAAAAAGAATCGTACTAAGACAACTATAAGTTCAAATCCGAGTCATGGTGTTCCAACTACGCTTTCTCGGACTCACCCAAGAGGTGGTGTTTACCTTGTATTGCCAGATGGAAGCGAAGTCGGTGCGTACAAAGCAAAGTACATTAAAGACCACCTCAAGTCTCGGTCTGGTCTGTTCCCTACTAATTATGCTACCTCTGATGTAGAAGAGCATTTCTGCGAAGCCTTAGCTTACAAAGCAGTAGGGAAGCTACATCCGAAGTCTTTAGATGCGTTTAATAGCATTGTAATAGACGGTCAAGAGTACACTCCAAACATGACTGACTTTACGGAAGAATTTACACCAGAAGAGAATGTTCCCACAACGCAGGTTGAAGAAACACTCCCAAGTAAACAACAAATGATACAGACCTCTGAGTCCTTGGCGAGTCGTCTTGGACTGTTCTTTAAGAAGGGGCGTAAGTATGGACTCTTTATCTACACCAATCAAGCTATTGGATCTACACACGCATATATGTTCATTGACTATGCGACAGGTAACTTGTTTGCACCTAAGAATAAGTCTAAACCAAACCTAAATGTCAACCTCGCAAACATTACAGACAATAACTTAGATGTTTGTGTAGGACATGAGAGAATGAGTAGCTTAAAGCCTCGTTGGAGAACAATGAACATGATAACGGAGGGGAATACAACACCTCCTCCAACAGAAATCGTGGATCAAACACCCGAACCGACAAGACCAACTACTCCAGAAAGTAATTTAGATGCGATCACAGAAGCGAGTAGGGGAATAGCGAATGCTTTAGACTTAGAAGCTAGAGTAGGCAATTCTATGATTAAACTAGTCTACGATAACTTGGAGTTAGGGTCTAAACACGCTGTGGCATTTATAGATAAGACTAACGGAAACATCTATATGCCCAAAAGCTCTCGAACACCTAAAACCAATGCTTTGATCGCTAATGTGCTTGAACCTAACTTAGTCTCTAGGGTGAACAGAAGTGTCTTGGACACTTACTCACCTAACTGGAAAACTAAGTTTAAAATCAAAGGGCAGTAATCATGGATCTAATCACAAAAATATCTAGTCTCGTTGCTTGTATAAGAGAACCCGAAGAACTTTTACTCTGGTGGAGGAGTGAACTCAACACACCCCCTATTCCATCTTATTGGACTAAAAAAGGGTCTGTTGCTGTCCTTAAGTCATTCGGATCAAACGGATCTGTAATCGACTTAAAGCCATACACCTCAATACTTGCTACCAAACAGACGATCCACATTAAAGGTTGGATTTCTACTCCAACTGCGATTGTGCTTGTAGTTGACCCTAAAGACCTACCAACTGATATAGCTAACCCATATATCATTATGGCATTGCCTGGTGATCTCATGGATTACGAGTTAATCTTACACAAGATCAAGACAGGAAAGATGATCCCTTGTAAGCATCAAGTAGAAGCTAAAATTGGGTATCGAGATAAATATAGAAGAACGATACGCTTCGATATACCAGAAGAGCTTGAGTAATAGTTCTTCTATTATTGTCGTTAGAACAAAAGACAAGGGGGATAATAATGAAAAAGAAATCTTCAAGCCAAGCATCTTGGTCTATTTTATCTGAAGGTGTCTCAGCCTCTCGTGTAGAAGCTCACATTGTTCGTAGTCATGTCAACCAGATGGTAGAAGCTATCAAAGAACACCCGCAACTCGCAGAAGAAGTATACAAGCGTTGTGGGGATAACTTTGAAGCCATCCCTAAGCACCTCTCTAAAATGGAGAGATCTTTAGACCGTACTAATTATGCACTTATCACTATGGGTTCTGACTGGTATCGACAAAGACTCACACATGAAGATCGTGAGATGGTTGATATGGCGGCTAAATATAACCCAACCCCTTTTCCATCCACAAGCAAACAAAGTGAATACATCATGAAAAGACACTCGTCCGTAAAACATCTCTTAATCGAGGCTATCGAAAAGCATGAACCAATGCTTTATATCTATGACCCAGAGTTTAGAGATGAAATGTCTGAAAAATATGACGCACTATGGAGCGGAGACTTTGAAAAAGCCCTCTCTTTGACTAGAGATCGTAGAGTCAAGAAAGTTCTAAATAGAATACTCAAAGATATGGAGATCGCAGGGATGAGAAGATCAGCTAGTGAAATAATTAACAGTCTTGAATCAAGAGTCGCTCGACTTGAAAACAAGACAGCTCGAATAAATACTACCTACACACTCACCCACAAACTTATGGATGATAGGGATATAATCGCTACTTGGGAAGATAAGGGTCAGTTGAGGGGGGAAGACATTGAGGAAGCAGTTAAGAGTGAGTTTGGTGAAATAGAGGGTTTAATGTCTGTCGAGGTCAAACCCTCTTCAATAGTACTTGAGCAAGATAGTTCTTCCGTTTATGCTGGATATGCTTGGGGTGTAGAGGATCATTTCACAGAAGCTGTCTTAAATGAGTCTGGACACCTAGAAACAACTCTTACTTTTAGAGGTCTAAGTAAGAAGGAGCTTAATTTTATTGCTCATCTCCTTGAGGGAGAAAACCTAGATTTCAGAGAGCCATACTAGGTTTGATAGTTTATTTATACTTGATCTTAAGTGATCTCTTTAACCTTAACCAAATGGAGAAACCATTATGAAAAGATCAGCTTCAGACTCGAATCAAGAATAGCACGACTTGAAAACAAGTTATTCTAAGTCATATATGATAGGCTTATTTGTAATCTTATAATGCTCATTACAACTAGAAGGGTTAATTAGCTTTATACCCTCTAAGTCGTATGTGCCATACCCTTCATGTATATGTCCGTAAATATGGACTTTGGGCTTGATTCTTGTCGTTACCTCATCAAGTAAATCTTTACAGCCCACACGCTCTCCACAAGCTAACTTATCTCCATATCCATGTGGAGGCCCATGAGTTATCAAGACATCAGTGTCATCGGGTATATTCCCCCATACAGATCGTATCGGTAAACCCCTGTCTACATTAAAAGCCCAACCACCAAAAGAGGGCTGACATGGACTACCGTAAAACTTAACACCCTCTATAACCACCTCTGTATCCTCAAGGTAGTGGATGCCCTCTTCTCTCAACACATAGTTAGAGATATCATGTGAACTGTGGGGTTGTTGAGGGTGGAATCTAGGCCAGTTAGTACGATAAAAAGGTGAGTCAAGAGTCACCTCATGATTTCCTGCAATCAAGACTTTATGTTTATGTGGCTGATTCGCAAACCATCTTATAAATGAGATAACTTGCTTTTGCGTACCTGTACCTGTCCAATCTCCTGCGTGGATTAGAACATCCCCATCGGGCAACTCAAGTTTATCGTGCTGGTTGTGTGTGTCTGAAATGCAAACTAGTCTCATATAAACTAACCTCAGTTTTTATAACTAAAGGAGATTATAAACAGTTTATAAACCTCATCGGTTATCCCCACTACCACCGATAACACCACGAGCCTTTCGATCTAAGAGCTTCTCCATATTCTCTTCTGCAATCTGAGAGAGACTTAGACCAAGCTCATCTGCGAGTCGGGCACAATACCAGAGAACATCCCCAATCTCTGATGACATCGCTTGAACCCACTTTTGTTTAGCCTCCTCTTTTTCAATCTCCCAAAGTTTGGAATCATCTCGAATCCATTTCTTCATCTTACCTGCTACCTCTCCCGCCTCAGATGCAATACCGAGTGAAAGGTACTCAAGAGCTTGAGATGGGGGGTACTTTGCAGTCTGTGCGGTCATCTCTTGGTAGTTATTGAATGTCTCGTCAGAGTGGTCTGTATACCCATTATCAAAGATGTATTGATCCACTTCTTCTGACCCAACCAAATGAATGAGTTCATCACGGGTCACAACGACAAGTTGATCTTTTCCATCAATCTTTTCAAATTTTGCGTACTTCATATCAATACTCCTTTTTAATAGTTTACCTATAATTAACATTAGGTGTGTTTTTATACCATTGTTCTTATATGAAAGGAACAGCCCATGAGAAGATCAGCATCAGAAGTAATCAGAAACCTTGAGTCAAGAATCGCTCGTCTTGAAAACCAAAGGACAGCAGGATACCCACAAGGTTATTTTGACTCTAATATGTATGACGCAGAGAGATCATACTATGAAGATGACTCAAAGATTTTTAAAGATGATTACTTTGGACAAGAAGAAGAAACCACCCCTACCCAAGAGTTGTATATCGAGTTGTATGACGAAGTTGTAGATATTATGAAGATTCTTTCATCACTACATAAGCTCGATACTGATGGTACCGTATCAGAATCCTTTGATAAGACTTTCCCAAAGTATGTAAAGTTTGACCCTAGACGAAAGGCATTTAAACTGAGCGGTGGGGATTATCGGCGAGTGCTACAGTCAGGAACACTTCTTGATGGGTCTGAAGATCCCCATTTCATGTTGACACTTGAAAATGCTTCGATTGATCGAAAGGGTGATCTTCGTTGGACAATCGGATGCCACATGAGGTTCATGTCTAATGAAATCGTTAGCCACTACATCAACAAGGGTGAGAACTATCGCAATGAACTCAAAAGGTGGTTAGACCTTTAACCGATAGGGTCTAACAAAGGTGCATCAGAACCCTCTTCTTCG